AAGGGCGAGGGAGATAATTGATTTAAGGCATGCTTAAGGCATCTCTGCGCATTCGATCCGGTCCGACCATGAAACCTCCGTTTCCGGTGGAAAATACGACCTATACATTTCGAGAAATCCGAATGAGGGCGGGGAGGCCGTCTGCGCCGGCGTATTTCGCAAGCGGGGAATTATGGTGCGAAAAGTAAACCTCCGCTACGAATGCGTCCTACCACCACCCGGAGATTTCGGGCGAGTATCTCCTTGCTGTTAAGGTGTCGTCTTAAATTTAGGTGTAGTGTAAGGGTAAGATATATATAGTATAATGTAGTGTTAAAGTACACTACAGAAGGGGTACAGAACAGGGGTACAGTTATTAACTATACAATATAGAATATACAAATAGACATAAGTGGTCTGTAGTCCCTCGTGATTTTTGATAAGTTCGTTTGCATGCCGTACTGCACTGTTCCTCCGGGAGAGAAAAAGACTACAGGGGTACAGAAATCGATGGGGCCAGCTGGTCTCTGTACCCCCTCCTGTAGTCCCATGTACCCCTTGGGGGACTACAGAAATCGGGATCGGGTGAAATCAGGTCCCTATATGTATATTCAAATCATAAGATATAATGGATAAATCGAGTTATAGAAAGGTATTTATACCTATACATTATATAGGTTGATTGGTGATAACTTGACTGATGAAATAATAGGACAGATAGGTAAGCATGCCTTTGACAGTCTATTACATAAAATGGACAATTTGGAGGCACGATGGAGACATGAGAAAGAATATGAAGACTTTGAGGACTACATAAAGGTAATGGTAGCCACCACTCCTGAAGGTTGCGAATTTGTCAAGATGACAAGCAGACCGTTCAGGGTTGAATACAAGTTGCCAAACAAAAAACCAATGTTCATAAAGGTCACAAAAACGGCAATGACAGCAGGCTTGGTTGCATAGTAAGGTGATAACCATGCGAAGAAAAGAACTATATGAAAAGCTGTATGCCAAGTTCGATGGGAAATTTGGTGATGCAATAGAGGAGATGTGCAACCTGATCGAGCTCTTGGACTGCGACCCAGAGGTAATTAACGGCATTTTGGAGGAATGAACATGGGTGTAACAATACACTACAGCTTTGCCAAGTCTCCAAAATACAAATGCCAAGAGGTCATAGACCTTGTTAAGAGGATGGCCCAAGAGGTCGGGTTCGATTTTATTGAACTGACTGAAACCGGATACGGTTATGAAAGCGTAATAAGAAATGGCCGAACAATGGAAGTGACCCATCGCTTTAACGAGTTCGTTGCCGATAATTGGACACATGGCCGATATCCTGAGATATTGAGGGACCAAGAGAGAAATCCGGATGCCTACCGAACTAAGCGGTTCGGGGTCATAGTCCATCCACCACAAACGGAATCTTTCGAGGTCATGTTTCAGAGGGACAAAAACGGGAAATGGTTCAGCAGTTCATTCTGTAAAACGCAGCCATTCTCGAAAGAAGACCCATCCATATCTGTGCATGTCCATGTATGGATAATAACAGTTCTCGAGCTGATACAAAAGAACATCATGCCGGTTGAAATCTCAGATGAGGGTGACTTTGCACCCAAGAAAATAAAAGACTCAGATAGGGAATATTGGAGAAAACTCAAGGCCAAAGGATATACCGATTATGAGGCCTACTATGAAAAGGAGTTCAAGCCATACCAGGTCGAAACATTGATAGAGGCCTTTGGCGAGAACCTTGCGCTGATTCAGTCATTAGGTCAAATGCTGAGAAATCAGAGTTTTGATGGTGTGGAGGGCATGAAATTACAGACCACCACGAAACTTGGAGATGACCAGCTGAAATCCACCGGAATGGCACAAGGCGACCATTTCGTTTATACAATGTTCGAGAAAGGAAAGACAGTCATGCAAGAGGTATCGAAAACCGACAGAAAGATAGTCATTCCGGTCGAGATAGAAGACCTTTCGGAATAGGGGCTTAAATGCCCCTTCTCCCTTTATTTCAGCATGGGAGAATAATCCCAAGGTGATAACCATGAAAGTAGCAGAAATGAAACAGTTCCTTAAAAGGGAATATGGGCTTGACGACGACCAAATAACCGCAGTCTTAGAGGATGAGTGGACGGATTGGCTGCCAATCGAGGTTGGGATAGCGTGACCATCGCAGTCGTGTGCTTTGAGACAGAAACACATTATACAGAACATGTGGAAGACGGCGAGGGCAGAACCGCCCCCGATCTCGTACAAGCAGAGATAGATGCCCTCATGCTTGTAAAGACAGATGGCAGGTATGCTGTCGAATTGTGGGACCTAAATCAGAAAAACCACATCAGAACAATCTTTGCAGACATGTCTCACGACAGACCATCCTCAATCGTAGCGATGCCACCAGGAATGACCGTGGAAATCGCACAGATATGTATTGAGGGTCTTGATTGGCTTTCAGAGAGAGATAGACCATTCGGGGCCTACAAAAAGGAGGAGAGAGAGACTGCCAAGCGTGTCTTGCAAAAGTTCATCAAGGAGTGTACAGAGGATGACCGAGATCAAGACGAATAACCCATGCAAGCACAATAACCGGGTCATCTGTGGCATGTTCAAGAACACCAAGAACTGCATGCAACCGACGTTGGAGGCCTGCGGGTCAGAGAATAACGAACTGTGGATAGGTTTCGTTGGTGTGGAGGCAGTAACCCTCCGGACCTACATTTACAATGCGAAGACATGCAAGATGTCTTTGTTTGAGGAGAATCAGTGTAGCGAATGCAGGGTAATATGGGCAGTCCCGAATAATAACTGCCCGATATGCAATAAAGGAGATGTTAACAATGCCTGAAATAAAAGATCAGATAGAGGAATGTGGGCTCGGTGATGGATGTACAATGGGGATTAATTGTTACAGAGACAACAACCCACCTTTAGCGACATGCTTGGCGTGTCTGTGTTTCAGTTGCACAAGGGCACGATGCAAGCCAGCTGTAGACAATCACCATCCAGAGGCCATTCTACCAGAGTTGGCAGAGGCCAAAAAGGTCATCGCCAAAGATAACCCAGACCAATCAGAGGAACATATATGGTCTGAGGAAGAACAGATCGAGATGGAAAGAGAACTCAAGGAAAATATGAGAAAAACCATAACAGATGAGTTCAGTAAAGACCATGATAAATATTACACCATTGCCATGAATCAACATGTTATAAAGACAAGACAAGAGGAAATTATAAGGACTCAGAAAGAGAAAAGGAGTGCTGGTTTAGCAATTGCCTACATCGAGAATATGAAAGAGCACGGATGGAAATTTTGGTTCATAGGTGAGTGGATACAACACCCAAAGACAGAACCGCCAATATTTGTCGGGACTGATATGGAGTTTATTGAACTTGCTAGAGAATATGGAATTCCATCGGAACAAATCACTCAAATGATTGAGGAGAACGATACTGGGGTATAATGATGATAAAGATAGCTGTGGTTGGTGATACATATCGTATCCGGAACAATCTCAAGGAGTTGGGCTTTCGTTGGTTTCCGACTGAAAAGCAGTGGGCAAAGATAACCGAGGAGTCGACACTGAATTCAACCATTGAGACCATCCGGCCACAGCTGGCCCCACTGAAATTAACGCTGACATTGACCAAGGTGGATTTAGAGGGGAACAAACTAAGTGATCGAGAGGTTCAAATAAGTCTTCGAGAAAGGGCAGAGGCAGATTATCTTAAGCTGTTCAATCAGCACATTGTTAATCAGGTTCAGGTTATCGCCCATAACTGTTCCTCTGCCCCTCGCAAAGACCGTGATAAGAGGAGGCCAGATGATGCGTTCTATTGACCGTGCTAAACCTTATCACGATAACTATTTAAACCTATACAATATATAGGATGACTGGTGATAACTATGGCTGAAAAAGAATTCAAATTCACGATGCCTGACATGGCTGATGTGAAAGTGATAATAGAAGCAAAGGACATAAAAAATGTCCAAGTGAAAATGAAACATCCCTATGAGGATGACGACGACAGCAACTATATCGATGCCCTTTCAATGGACGAGTGAGAATATGGAGTTTACATATCTGATGCAACCACCAAAGCGGTATACATTTGAACAGCCCAAACTCAAGGCATGGGTTGAGAGATGGTGCCATGGCAAGGTTCTTAACCTGTTCGCAGGCAAGACACTCTTGGATGTCGATGAAATCAGAGTCGACATGGATGAAGACATGCCGGCAACCTTTCATATGGATGCTTTCGATTTCGTCACAGATTGGAGAGGACAGAAGTTCGACACAGTGATCTTAGACCCTCCATATAACATCCGGAAAGCGAGAGAGAAATACCAAGGCAGAATGATTGGGAAACTGACCAAGCTAAAAGATGAACTCCCTCGAATATTGAACGATAATGCAAGAGTGATATCACTCGGCTATGACACAGTGGGAATGTCCAGGTCCAGGAACTTTGTCAAGGAGGCAATCGTAGTTGTTTGCCACAGTGGGGACCACAATGACACCCTTGGGGTCGTAGAAAGATTCTTTGGGTGAATTAGATGACAGACTGCCCTCATTGCGATAAAGAACTGGCACAAATCGGAAAGAAATACAAGAAAAAATTCGAGATTGTCCCAATTCAAAGAAGGTATAAAGGAGGGATCATAACAACAGCCTATGGGTATAACATCGGGCAACTCAACAACATTCCAGAAGGGGCTATGAAAGTCGATGAGTGCAAAAGCTGTCATTGGAAAAGTATTTGGAGGAAAGACGGTCAATCATATCAACATGGACAAAACTTGCAAAAGACTACGGGACCAACATGGAGGTTGCTTGAATGCGGAACAAATATAGATGTCATATTTTGGCTAAGAAAATATGGGTTCAAGAGGTAATTAAATGAAATCAATCGGCATAACATTCGGAAAATCGACACCACACGAGGCAGAGGCATTGATAGCAGATGCAAGCGTTGGACTGTTCGATTTCATCATGGCCAGCAAGACACTCTGTCAAGTTTCAGATTTGCAGATAGAGAGCTCCATCACCAGGGAGGATGCAAAGAAGATATTGGCAGGTTCTAAAAAGCCAAAGAAACAGAATGTCATTGCTACCTTGGAGATAATCGGTGAGATTAACGGGGACGTCCAAAGGAGAAACCACCCGATTATTCCAGGAACAATCCTCAAGAAAGCAACCGCCAAAGCAATCTCAAAGTTCCTCCGGCTCGAGTCCGAAGAACCCGTGGTGAAACTTGGTCACATTCTCCGGAACAATAAGATCAAGGTCGGCTTAGATGGTCGAATATTCAATCACCACATAGCCATCCTTGGAAAGACCGGAGGCGGTAAATCAAATGCTGCCAAGATAATTCTCTCACAGATGCACAAATTCGATTGTAAGAATGTTGTGATAGACCCACATGCAGAATATAAAATAGGCAGAATAATAAACGCAGATGAAATAGTCTACAGTAAGAAAAACCTTGATCTAGAGGTCATATTAGATCGAGTAAGATCAGAACTGCCGATCTACAAGAAAAAAGACTTAGATGATATTATTGGGTCTGCCATCGTGTATGATTTACAATTCATCGAGAAACAAGCAGCCACCGATAAAATAATTTATAAATTGTTGAAGAAATCAGTAAAATTAGAACAAAATATCAAGTTTCTTATCACAGAAATCAAGAATCTCTCGACTAGTGAACCATTGGTTGTAAACTTGAAAGGTCTTGATACAGATATGCAGATAGATGTGGTCAGGTGTATCTCAGAGGCCGTGTTACATTTCTGCAAGGAGGGGGATGCCTACAATCTATTCATCGATGAGGCACACCGGTACGCTCCGCAGTTCGGAAAGATAAGCAGTCTCAAACCGTTGATAGAGATTGCTGGTGAAGGTCGAAAGTTCAACTGTGGCCTCGTAATCATGTCTCAGAGGCCTGCAAAGGTCAACAAGAATGTACTGTCACAGTGCAACACACATTTCTGTCTGAAACTCACCAACCAGAATGACATCAGGCAGGTTAAGGAGTCGACAGAATATTCAACCAAGCAGATGTTCCTTGAAGTTCAGAGATTGAGAATCGGTGAGGCCTTGTTGACGTCTCCACACATCGAAAGGCCAGTCTTTATAATGGTGGATGAATATGGAAAAAAGAAAAGAACAAGTTGAATGCCCAGACTGTGGTAAGAAATACAAAATAACAAATCCATTCAAGAGAGAAGACGGAACACCATATCCAAGAAAATGTAATGACTGTTATGTTGGGAGATAATATGAAACAACAAGAAAAATCAAAACGCACTCTGACCCAACCACCAATGCAAAAGGGCTCCCCAGATGACTTTCAAACACCACCAGAGGCACTCCTACCACTTTTTCCATATTTAGAGAACAATGGATTTGAGATCATATGGGAGTGTGCTGCTGGACAAGGCTATCTTGTTAAAGAATTCGAGGCGAGAGGATATGAGGTCATTGCAACAGATATAAAGACTGGCCATGATTTTCTTAATTGGAACCCAAAAAGATTTGACTGCATTATAACCAATCCACCATATTCAATAAAACAAGAATTTCTTGAGAGATGTTATGAACTCGGAAAGCCATTTGCGCTTTTGTTGCCACTCACAACATTCGAGACTGCTAAAAGACAAAAACTATTCAAGAATCATGGCATTGAAATCATATTCTTTGACAAGAGAATCAATTTCATAACACCAGATGAAAAATCAGACAAGGAGAGCTCCTCATGGTTTTCAACAGCCTGGTTTACATGGGGCTTTCGATTGCCACAGGTTTTGAATTATGAAAAATTACAATCGAAAAGTCTGAGGAATGTTAAACCATTGACAAAGTTTAGCACACAAGACTTAAATAAATAATCAGCAATACAGTCCGATTACAAAGCAGAAGTTGGGATGCACTCTAACAACTTCTTTTTTTGTACCGCACCGCAAGGCGATAAAATGATAGATGAAGATGTAGGCAAGAAAGTTGTCGTTGTTATCTCTGAGAACAGAGGCAAGACAGATACAGTTAAAGGAACGATTGTTCAAGTAATTGATGAGGAGCTGTTTGAAATTGAGGATCAGTGGGGCAACAGATCTAGGTGGAATGAAAGACAGATTAAAGGAATAAAATTCTTGGGTGATAACAGTGGCTAATGAATTCATACGAGATTTCAAGCTCATTGAGAACCCAGAGTCTTTGATTCAGCCACTTTCAATAACTGATGATTGGACATCACTCATATGCTATCATTTTGCAGAGCTGGATAAGGTTGTGAATGTTAAAGGGAAAGAAAAGATGGTCAAGGAGAATAAAAAGGTCCCGTTGATGATTGTGTGGGACGGAAAGAAAATCCACAAGTTCATATGTGAGGAAGGCAGGGAGATTGAATTAAATGATGAGAAATATATAATTGATCGAGACATACATCAAAACCCAATGCTGCCATCTGAGAGTTTCATATCAAAACTCTGCAATAACGATATAAAAACCATGAAGATGATTGAGGAGTTCGACCCAAAAGAATATTTCCAAGCAGTTCTTGAATACATGAGATATTATTTTCATTGGAGGTCTCCGATGTTGCCCAGGATTTTAGCTCTTTATGCCATCAACTGTACGCTTTTTGATGCCTTCGATAGTGTTCCATATCTATACATCAGGAGTCCAGAGATGGGGTGTGGCAAGTCCCATCTTGGCCAATCGATTTCACAGATGACGAACGGGTTGGTAACAACCGGGTCTCGAGCAAATCATGTTTTTAGATTGGTTCATGGTGAGAAAACATTGATCGTCTTCGAGGAGGTCAAGAAGAAGTTCACAGGTAAGATGAGTGAGGATGCCGAGGACTTGCTTTCTCTCATTAATGCAGGCTTTCAGAGGGATGGTAGCAAGGTCACTCGTTCAATTGAAAAAACCGGGGGGCGTAAAGGAGACTTTGAAATCAGGTTATATGATTCATACAGTCCAAAGATTATTATCTCAACCCATCTGACAATACCAGATGATACACAGTCTCGTTGCATCCCAATAATGATGCAGAAAGCACCAACAAAAGGCACAGATTATGGGGAGAGATGGAATCAAAGAAAGAAAAGAATTGCCAAGCTGAAAAAGATAAGAGAGATGGGATATTTATTCAGACTGAAATATGGTTCAGAGATTAAAAAGTTATCAGAGAATGATAACTGGAGAGATGAGCTCGACATCAAGAAAATCCTGAAGAATGTGAAAAACAGAGAGCTCGAAGTTTTCAGGCCCCTTGCCATGTTGTGTTTCAAATTCATGCCAGATTGGGACGAGGAGATTGCAAAGTTCATCAACAAGAACATGGAGATGAGGCAGCACATCCGGGCTGGACTGACTTCTGCAGTTCTCTCTGCCCTCAAGGAGATATATCAACTCTGCGAGTCATATGGTGGAGAATATGTCATCGTCGACAGAGCAAAGGACGGGACAGAGAAGGAACTTAAATCAGTTTTAAAGGAGACACAGTATGGAAACACACTCTATGTTCCAATCAAGGCAATAGCCAAGACAATAGAGGACACCACAGACATGATTAATCTAGGTAAGAATCCAAACAGCAGGATAGGTATGAAACTCAATGATCTTGGTTTCTTGGAGTCTCGTAGGGAGGATTATGGTATGGTCAGGATAATAAGAGGCATCGACCTATCAGACCAATGCGAGGCGTATCTGGGAACTCCCATAGGCACCTACGATGACGACTATGAACTGTCACATTCTGAAAAAATAAACCTTGTCAGAGAAAGCCTCATGCAGAAGGTGGACGGCCTTACATGGAGTCAGCTTTTAACAGAGGTCGATGAACAGATACCAGAGGATGAATTGAAAAACTCCCTCATTCCTAAACTGAAAGAAGATGGCAGGGTCATAATATTTGGAAAGCGATATCAATGGATCGAGTGATTATAGAACCACTTGGTTGGTCAGGAGATGAGCAAGCGTTCCGGGTTTCAACAAGAGGACAGCTCGATGCTGTCGTTTACAATCATAGAAAGTTGATAACGACCAACTGTTCTTTTTGTGGGGCCAATAACTGTAAACATGAAATGTATATTGAAGAATATATAGATTATGTTGAAGATAACCCGAATTATATGGCACTTATTCATTGGGCATGGCATTTTGATGATGGGAACTATCCTTATAATTTCCGAGTTAGATATTATGCGGTATGGGACTGGATATCAAATGGACTGATGAGAAAAAGACATCGTACAGATGAGGAAACATCCGAGATGTTGAGGTCAATCAATTATCAACTAAATAATATGGACATGTTGCCACTATCGCTTCTAACATTATGGAGATTGCCGAGGGAATTAGAAAACATGGAGATAACGGTCAGATGGGACCTTGCAACAGTCTACGCAACAGAGAATGGGTTGATGAACTTTGAGTGGGAATAATAAATGTTCTGGTTGTGAATTCGATTTCAACGATTGTGTATCAGAGGGAAGATACAAAGAAGACCACTCTTGTAGGATACCAATAGAGAAGTAACCGTGCTAAACCATGACACGCAACCTTTAAATACCTATACAATATATAGGTGAAATGGTGATAATATGACCAAAGGTATTCCAAGAGGTATGATTCCATTAGGAAGCAAGAGGCTGTTCAAATCAGGTAATGCGATTGCACTCATTATCCCTAGACATGTTGTTAATAACAACAAGGCAGAGAAGGGAAGTGAGGTAGAGATGTTCACAAATCCAGATGGCGATCTCTTAGTCAGGTTCAAGTGATACAATGTCTGATAAGAATCACTGTAATGGTTGTGGAAAGCCATTCGTTGGTAAGCAGAAGGAGTACGAGCACGACGGGGAAGTCTATCACAAGGGTTGCATTCCAACAGAGGAGAAAACGGAAATCGTATCACAGGCAGAGGTCGTACATCAGCTGGACCCAAATCAAAATATTTTCTATACAAAGGATCAAATAGATTTGATTCAGAATACAGTGGCAAAAGGTTCTTCTGTCGATGAACTCAAGATGTTCTTGCACTACTGTAAGATGGCAGGCGTAGACCCACTCCGTAAGCAGGCCCATTTCATAAAGAGAAATGATGGGACCGTTACGATGATGATAGGCATCGACGGTTTCCAGGCAAGGGCAACTCAGGACCCAAGGTATCTTGGAATACAGGCCCATGCAGTAAGACAGAATGATGAGTTCGAATTCGACACAATCACTGGTGAGGTCAAGCACAAGATCAAGGGGGCAGACAGAGGCAAGCTCGTAGGTGCCTACGCAGTCATTCAGAGAAAGGGAATGCCGAATGCTTGTGAGTGGGTCGATTTCCACGAGTACGATACGGGCCGGTCCATATGGAAGACCAAGCCAGAGGTTATGATAACCAAGGTTGCCCGAGCAACACTTCTCCGGAGAGAATACCCAGACAATTTCAGTGGGGTCTATGTACCAGAGGAGTTCGGCATGGAGATAACCGATCATGGTGAGATGAAGGAGGACCAACCATCATTACCACCAGCTGATGAACAGCAGCCGACACCACAAGAACAAGAGGCCGACGTCGTTGAGGTCAAAGATGCAGAGGTCATTGAGGAAGACAAACTGACACTCAAGGAGTCGACCATTGAACGGGTTGAAGCCATGCCCCCAAGAGAAGCACTTGCATTAATCTACGAAGATGCTTTCAACTCAGGGCAACTAAAGGAATACAAGAAGCTTTGGACAGAGGTATTCCCAGACTTCTCACCAGAAAAGTGGCCAGCCCACCGGATTCCAGAACCAACAGTGATCAAGTTCATAAAAGAGGCCACTGATGTCAAACTTAGCAGGGCAGAACAAGACTGGAGTTGCAAGAAATGTGATGCCAATATCACCGAGCCAGAGAGAGACGAGCAAGACAAGATGTGTAGAGACTGCTACATGAAGGAGGAAGATTAATCATAAAGGGGCTGGCCGGTTAAAGTGTTTATCCTTCCACTTCTCTCGGCTCTTTCTATTCGGCCCGCCCCACCAACCTGGTGATAACCATGACAGACGAGATTCGTTCAAAGAGGAAATATGTTCGGTGTCCAGACTTCACAGAGATAAGCCTGTTGCTACATAAGAACTGCAAGAAATGTGGTGGAACTGGCAGGGTCATCAAGAGGGAGTTCAGGAACAAATGTCATAAGTGTGGCAGACCGACCATTAACAAATGTCCTGACTGTGGGGAAGACCTTTGTAATTGTTGCATCCAAGACAAAACTTGCGACTGCTTGGAGGAATAATATGGAAGACCTGCTGAATTATATCATGCGAGAATCTGTGCTCGAGGTCATGGCAGATCACGCAGATAGGAACCCTCGCCAATTAGCGAAGCGGTTGGCGGGGTTCTATCTTGAAGTCAGTTTGAAGGAGAGGATTTGATGGGTTCTCCACACGGAAAGAAAAAGTTAAGAAATGCTGGCGCTCGGAGAGGCCGATTCACCTGTGGCATTGGTCACAAACTTAACAAGATAAACAAGAGATGCCACCCACATAAATGTGAGCACCTGCGATTAAATGGCGAACCGTATTACACGGGAGATTCAGACGGATGCTTGAACGAAGTCCCGTACAAATCCCCCGCAATGCCTCGCACGGAGCGAGGCGGTGGAACTGACGAAGCGGAAGGCGGGGTTAAGAAGTGTCCGAAATGTCAATCTCCGATGAAAAAACAGAGAGTCTTGTGGTGGTGTACGAACGATGACTGCCTTTACAGTACGGGTGACATTGAGGACGCTGTAGTTACTGGATTCGATTATAAATATCTGTCAAATGAGAAATGCGAGTTCGAAGTCAGACAACCACAACCGAATGATGATGGGTCTTGTGGTGAAGATGCAATTGCACTTTGTTGGTGGGATGATGAGCAGAAAGACAGTATGAAAGTCTGCTCTGTGCATCTCAACCAGATAATGATGGTGGAGAGTGGTGACTGATGATCTTTTTCCCATTCAAAGGAAAGTACATGGTATACATCGGATGGAGAGGCATCAGGATATGGCGTGGAAGGAGGATAAAATAGATGATGAACCTCTCGATGGCCCTGGTAACAGCCTCTTTCGTGAATGAACAGAAGGGAGTCACCCGGCGTTCTTGGACAGACAGCCACGCAAGGAAGTTCAAGAAAGGAAATCAGATTAAGGTCTACAACAAATCTCCAAGGAATCATGGCGAGGTTGTTGGCTATGCCGAGATACTTGAGTGGCCATACAGAGAGAGAACCGGTGTTCGTAAAGTTGATGAGCTGTATGTCGACGAGGGTTTCAAGTTCCTTGACGATCAATATAACCCGATAGGTAGACCACTCTATGACCTTACAAAAAAATGGATAAAAGACAATCTTGAATATTGGGTCCTTGAGATTGAACCGACTGAGATATTGCCAGGAATGGTGGAGAAATACTCCACTGAAGATGAGATTTCTAGGTGCGTTCACGCACTGATAAAACAATTTGGGGCGACAGCATGAAAAAGGAAAGGCACATCATAAACAAGGGACATTGGGATGGCAAGCAGCCATTTACCGAGTTCATTTCAGAGTTTGTTACCGAACTGTGTGAGCAGGACATCCTACTCATTGATGACGACATGGAAATAATCGTATCATTCACCGATTATAAAAGGATGGTCGAGATGAGCATGGGCATAACCAACATTGTTCCAAATATCAACTCAAAGCAGGGAAAGGTAGAATATGATGAGGCACTCCCGAAGGGTGGAAATACAATGCTGTTCAACTTCAAGGTCAGATATTACAAGTTCTTATCACCGGGGACCGTTCTGATAGTCAACACAAAGTTCATAGACATCATGGACGACATGATCAAGCAGATGGCATATTATATAGAAAATGGGAAGATGATTCCCTCATTCGAGGCGAGGTTATGATACACGACATGATGCAAATATTGGTTGACAACCGAGAATCACATTCTGGATTGCCTGAAGCACTCAAGGTTCTCCGAGTACCAATAGAAACAAGACAGCTGGAAACCGGAGATGTTGTAATAGCTTTCAAGATGTTCACGGTCGGCATTGAAATCAAGAGGAAATACGATTTCAGCACATCCTTGTTCGGTGAAAGACTTCACGATCAGATTTGCCGGCTATATGACAACTACGATTATCCAGTCCTAATATTAGAGGGCTTTGAGTGGCACCGAGCAGATGAAATCATGGAGAACTTGCGAAAGGCCATAGACACACTCAATCTGAGGATATCAACATATGTCCAGACAGACCAATTTGAGACAGTCCAACTCATCGGGGAGTTTGTCAGACTGCTTGAGAAAGGCAAGTTCAATACGGTCCGGAGGCCGGTCATCCTGGAGGAAGACATCGACCCAAGAGTTCCAATCCTCTGTGCTTTACCACACATCAGCAAGGCGATGGCCTACATTCTGCTTGAAAAATATCAGACATTGAGCAATGCTCTTGAACACTTGGAAGAATGGTCAGAGGTCCCAAGGATAACGGATGAGAGGGTCGACAAGATCAAGGCGGTCTTGAACAACAGATATGGGAGTGGTGATAATCGTGGGTAAGAGGCTACCATACACTCCAAACAGACAGATAAAAAAGGCAATGGGCAGGCTTTTCCTGCGTTCAAGAGAAAGGGCGAGATGCCTGAAGGATGCAGGCTGTGCTAAATGTGGCAACCCGAAACCACAGGCACATCACATAAGGGGAATCAATTGGGCAAGGATAATTGAAGTCATCAGAGAAGAATTGCTGACGGATGATTTAGAACCACTCTGTAAAGATTGCCATGATGAGGTTGGTGAATAGATGAAATTAAAATATTTTGAAGTTGGGACTGTCGACAGACAAGGTAATTGGATAGAAAAATTGAATGAAGAATTAGTTCATGCAGTCAGTGTTGAAACATACATTCGGGATGACAAGACATTGATAATATTTGCATTTTATGATGGTAGGTGAGTAGATGGTCGATGCGTATCCTTTAAATTGGCCAACGGGATGGAAACGGACACAGTGGCCACAACCATCGAGATTTGGAAACCATTCTTTGGCTTATGCAATGGGATACCTTATGAATGAACTCAAGAGATTGGGTGCATCTCATATCGTTGTAAACACAAATCTCACAGTCAGAAAGACAGATGGCCTTCCAAAATCCGGTCAGAGACAACCTGATGATCGTGGTGTTGCGGTCTATTTCAGACTTTATAATGAGAATCAGTGCATTCCATGTGACAAGTGGAACAGGATAGAATGCAACATCTGGGCAATAGCCAAGAGTGTCGAAGCACTCAGGGGCCTTGAGAGATGGGGGGCCAAGGAGATGGTCAAGGCATCCTTCCAAGGTTTCAAGGCACTCCCAGAGACAGCTACACAACCAAAGGTTGATTACTTCTCAGGCTGTGTAACAAAAGATGAGTGCAAATCAAGATTCAGGGACCTATCAAAGACACTCCACCCAGACCAAGGCGGTGATGGGGAACGGTTCGCTGAAATGCTTAGACAATACGACATCAAGAAGAACGCACCGGAGGGACAGTGATGGACACTTCGAAAGAATACATCAAGATGTGCCAGAAAGCGACTGAAATTCAAAAACTTTGGATTGGGTTGAGAGAGGATAACGAGACTACAAATGGTTTCTGGTTTGTTCATAGACATGATGGAACTGATGAAATCTGCATCATCGGAGATGCTTTTGATCATACAAGAACGAATGGTTGCGATTGCTGTTCTGGCTATTATGTTGGAGATACAATTTGGCTTCCGAGGCAAGATCAGTTGCAACATTTGATGAATCCAATCTCAAGCGATAACTCAACAAACATCCAAGTAAAGTCACATCTAATAAACAGGTTCATCTCAAGAAACAAATTCAAAAGTTTTGAACGAGCTTGGCTTGCGTTTATAATGCAAGAGAAATTCAAGAAGGTCTGGAACGGCGAGGATTGGGTGAAAGCATGAAAGAAAGAACGATAGTGATATTGGAGGCAACTTACATGATTGGGCTGTCTGCAATACTCTTTGGATTGATGTGGTGGTTCTCTTGAGTAACCCAATCGGCTGGTGTGATGTGACAGTGAACCCGGTTGTGGGTTGTAATATCCGTTGTGGGACTTGGTGCTATGCAATGCGAGAGGCCAAGCGTGTGGCCAGGATGCAAGCAGCGAGCTGGTTGAAAAGAAACCACATTGACTATCAGCATTTGAGCGAGAAGGGCCGTCTTGAGTTGTTCAAAACAGCAGAGAACTGGTGCCAAGATTGCTTTGATTTCAAGCCACATGCCCATCTTGAAAGGCTTGATAAGCTAACGCCGAAACAGCAGCCGATGAAGGTCTTCATAGACAGTATGTGGGATTGGAACTCCCCAGGAAACGAGTCTTTCTGGTATGACAAGATTGTATCAAAGATGGTTGAATGCAAGCAGCACGAGTTCTTGATCCTCTCAAAGAATCCTGCTGGGTACAAGATGTTTGCCTTCCCTCAAGATAACATATGGTTGGGCACAACCGTAACGAGTGAATTGGACTCACATCGGATTGCAGAACTAGTCAACTCAACCCACACATACGGGTTCGGTACGAACTATCTGTTCATCTCATTTGAGCCACTGCTTGGATATGTAGTCATTCCAAACGAGTTGGAAAGCGTAGACTGGATAATCATCGGTGGACTTAGCAGAGCTGGAAAAGAACCACAGCAGCCAGATAAAGAGTGGGTGAAGGACATATTGGACTTTGCCGATATCCACGACACTCCGGTTTACATGAAAGACAATCTGATATGGGAAGAACCTAGAAAGGAATTTCCACACAGAATGAAACACACATTTAAGGAGAAATAATATGAAAAGATTTCACAGTAATATATTGGGCTTGAAAATTGGACTGTTCGCTATAGCAACGGCACTCATAGGATGGGACCTGTTGACCATTGGTTTGGTGGTCTTCGGGGCCGTTGTTACAATCTTGGAGGACTCTTGATGCAATTGAAAGGAAAGGTAATCGGAATTGAGGCAGAACTGAATGACGGTTTTTTTGTGGTTTCTATTAAGATAAGGAAACGACTCTCACCTAGTAGACCAAATAGTGAATATGTAGATAAAGGCCGATATGAAGAAGCTATGGAAAGGTGGGAATTCAGACAGAAGCAGTGGGAGGAAGAAATGCACGCTATTGAAAATCTCGGACTGAGAGAAGCAACCCTGATATTCGGGGATAATGTCGTAATTGTAAACGACAAGAAAGAAAAAGGAGATGATGAAGATGAAATACACAAATAATTATGGATTGCCACCATTCGTGGTACAGTGGCTTATGGTAGATGATTACGATCACGATCCAGAGGTTTTATCAGCCACCCGGTTATTGAAACCAACCAGGATGATTGTTCTGGAGAAAAGGCATAATGATGAGTTGGAGATTGATGTCACCGATGTCATCGCATCTCGATATGGGACCGCCATTCACGATAGCTTTGAGAAGATAGCTCTTGAGAATGCCATTCAAGAACATAGATTCCACTGTGAGGTTGACGGTCAGAAAATTTCTGGGAAACCAGATATTCTTGAGATGGTGAGCGGTCATTATATTCTATGGGACATAAAGTCAACATCTGCATGGACTTATCTTAATGGTTCAAGGGATGAAGACCACAAGAAGCAACTCAGCATCTATAGGTACATAGTAATGAAGGCCAGTGAAGGAGAGAGAACGGTGGATATCGATGCCAAGATTATCTATATATTCACCGACTGGTCCAGAAGCAAAGCTCGGCAGGGTGGAAAATACCCACCACAACGGATTGCTATGAAAGATGTAAAGTTGATGACAACCGAGGAAACCGAAGCCTTGATTAGAGGGAAGCTTGGCCACATCGATCATTTCTTAGACACGCCAGAACCAGCACTGCCAAAATGTACAAGAGATGAATTGTGGCCATATCCAAAGGATGATGAATGGGCGGTGATGAAAGAAGGTCGAAAGAGTGCTGTTAGAAAGGGTTTCAAGACGGAGACAGAGGCACAAGACTACATGATTGAATACCATGTTAAAAACGGTTACATTGAACACAGACCAAGCAAGCTCAACAGATGCAATTACTGTAATGTCAGGCCGTTCTGTTCACAGTACAAAGACCTTGAGGAACAAGGTCTGATTGCGGAGTGATTCTATGAAAAAAGAGAAGACTGTTGAGGTATATGTCTGTGATGAGTGTGGATCAGAAGAATGTGTTCATTATCATTGCATTGGATGTGGAAAGGACCTCTGTTATGACTGTGCCCAAAATAAAAAACTTGGTGTTAACTACGATTGCGGAGTTAATTTTTCAAGCGGTTCAAATGGTTTCTTTTGCCAGACATGTAATATCAAGCCACCAGACCATGTGAAAAAAATATTGGGCATGTATAAGACCATCATACACCTAAGAACAGAAGAAAAAACATTCTACACGAACTGGAAAGAAAGAGGCAAATTTATTGAAGGAGAGATAGAAAAAGAATATAAAAGGGTAAAAGCCCTTAAATAACAAGAAAAACATATCGAAAGGTGTAGGGAGCTTAATCGGCTCCATTAACATATCACGATTACCTCCCCCCTTTTTTTTCTTGGTGAATATATGAAAGAGCTCTCGTGGGAATATCTGACTGGTCATGTGATTGACGTCCTCAAAAAATTACCGAGGAAATCAGTTCATTGTGTAGTGACGTCACCACCATATTTTGGATTGAGGGACTACGGCATACAACCAGTCATATGGGGTGGCAAAAAGGGTTGCCGGCACAAATGGGGAGAGGACATCATTAAGGAAAAGAGTGGTGGGACCAACGACACAGCTGGTTACAAGGTAGGAAACAACATCGATGACAAGATTCATTTCAAGAACAAATCAAATTTCTGTAAGAAATGTGGAGCATGGAAGGGACAGCTCGGGCTTGAGCCGACACTTGATATGTTTGTCCAGAACTTAGTTGAAATATTCAGAGAGGTCAGAGAAGTCCTAAGAGATGACGGAGTGGCTTGGATCAACATGGGAGACAGCTATGTTACAAACCCGGCAGGCAACAAGGTCCCATCAGGATTGCAACAGACAGGAAGCGGTGGCAAAGCTGGCGCCTATGTGCAACACTGGGCCTCAGATAATTATGGTCAAGAGAAGGACTACGGCAATCTAAAGCAGATGGACTTGATGATGATACCAGCTCGAATGGCAATCGCCCTCCAGGATGATGGTTGGTATGTCCGTTCAGATGTGATATGGTCGAAACCGAATCCAATGCCTGAAAGCGTGAACGGGTGGAGATGGGTGAGACACAAGATAAAGATCAAGTCTGGATATGACGAGGATAATCCACACCCGAGCAAGACAACGAAAGATGGTAAGACAAAGAGCAGGATGAAAAACTCTGGCGGAGTATTTGAGGCACAGGCCGTATGGGAGGATTGCCCAGGTTGCGAGAAATGCCAAGACAATGACGGACACATTCTAAGAAAAGGATCGTGGAGACCAACGAAGGCCCATGAATACATTTTCATGCTGACAAAGAACGATGAGTATTTTGGTAATGCCGAGGCGGTCAGAGAGCCACTCAAGCAAGAAAGCAAAGAAAGGGCTATGCGTGGCAGTTCAAAGGACAACAAATATGCAGCAGGTACAGAAAGACCACCCGGGGTCCATGCTAATTCAATGAGTCAGCCAAGAGAATATCTCGGTTATGATGAAATGGAAGAAATAATTGCCAGAGGAGAAACATCGTTGAATCCAGCTGGCAGAAACAAGAGGTCTGTTTGGTCAATGGTAGCCAAGGGATTTCCAGGAGCTCATTTTGCAACATTCCCAGAGGAGTTGCCGAGATATTGCATATTGGCATCGACATCTCATAGGGCATGTCCACAATGTAGGGCGCCGTGGGCCCCCCTCATAAATTACAAATCAAATTACACTCAGAGAGAGGAAAGTCACAATCCGGGCGATGAACATGGAAAGGTAGACTCAACTGGATGGGAAGAACCAACAAACGAGCTCGTTGGATATATGCCCACATGCGATTGTGAGAACAACGATGGTTCTGGTGTATGCACGGTGCTAGATCCATTCGCAGGTTCTTTCACAACCGGAAAGGTTGCTCGGGAGCTCGGTAGGTCTGCGATCGGTATTGATATCAGCAAAGAATACAAGAAAATTGCAGAAAAAAGAGCTAGATTGAACGAAAAAGCATTATTTTCTTATGATGAGGAGTGAACATGAGTTGTCCTGAATGTGGTCATAGAATGATAGGCCGAGGAACACATGATGAATGTGAAGGTTGCGGATACTGTGATGTTGAATGAAATTCATAGACCTATTTGCAGGCATAGGCGGATTCCGAGTCGGACTCGAGCAATCGGGTCATCAATGCGTGTGGAGCTGTGAGAATGACAAGTTCGCAAGACGAGTCTATAGATACCATTGGGAAGAACCAGCAGGTGACATTACACAGATTCGGACGAGTGACATCCCAGACCACGACATTCTCTGTGGAGGATTTCCTTGCCAAGATTTCTCGATTGCCGGCAAAAGGAAAGGTATTGAGGGCACCAGGGGAACTCTGTTCTATGAAATTGCTCGTATCCTCGACGATAAAAGACCATCATATCTATTCCTTGAAAATGTTAAAGGACTCCTATCAAGCAGAGGAGGGTGGGACTTTGCAATCATTTTGTCTGTATTGGATGAACTTGGGTATGACCTCCAATGGCAAGTGCTTAACTCTAAATATTTCGGAGTCCCACAAAGCAGACCTAGGGTGTTCATTATTGGACATCTTAGAGGAAAACCCAGACCAGAAGTATTTCCTTTCAGAGAAGATGGTCAAGTATATATTGACAAGGATGCAACAAGAGGTCGATCAGAACAAGCCCTCATTAGTAGAACTATAAAAACAAGGACCAGGGCAAGCGATACATTTCTTGTTCAGAAATTATATGGTGGTTATAACGAGGAGGCCGTAAGGCAATTCAGAGACATAGCACCGACACTGACTACGCCAACTGGTGGTGGCCTATTACCCCATGTTGTTAATAAACTTGAGGATGGTTACTCAATCAGACAATTCACACCTATTGAATGTGAGAGGATGCAAGGCTTTTCTGACAATTGGACAAAGTGGGGAATTGATGAAAAAGGAAAGAAAGTAATCATCTCTGATCGTCAAAGGAGAAAAATGTGCGGAAACGCAGTAACTACTACAGTAGTTAGGGATGTAGGGCGGAAAGCATTCGGAGAGGCATAGAGGGGCATTGCAGGTCTATTATCTCTACCCCGTCCCTAGGCCTAATACCTCTGAGAAAAACAGGGGCTTAAAACGGCCTTAAAACGCTTTTTACGAGAATGCAGGTGAAGTGTCGAGATTTAGCAACTTCGTTAGTGTGTCACTTATTATGTCTGTCGGGGCCGTGACAGTGCCGAATATTTGATAGCTACTTGAACTTGCCTCGATTGAGAGAGAACGGAGTAGATACTTGTCATTGAATCCATATGGGGCGTCCGGAAGTGAAACAACAGTCTGATTCGGAACAGCATCTATGAGTTTCTGAGAGTTGAGTAGCAATCCAACCTGGTCCTGCAACTCAGAGAGAACGCTTGCTCGAGCAACCTCAAATGACTCTGCATTGTTCTTGATTGTGTTGTCTGAAATAGGCTTGTCTTCCTGGATGCCATCTACCAAGACCCTCTGCGCATTCTGATATACACCATAAGCACCATCCTTTCCATAAACTCGTTGCTTATTCTTGCTAAATCTGTCAGATGACTGTGGGTCCAACTCAATGATCGTGCTACCCCAAAACAACTCAATCCATTCATCTGCAGTCTGTGGATTTGGTATCTTACGGAAGTAGATGGCCTCTCCATGCTGGAACAGTGTGTATCTGCCTATGTGTAATGGGTCTGCTGGATCAGTTGCAAGGTCTCTGAGCTCTTTCATCAACTCATATTTTGCTATGCCGTTCTCAAAGAGAAAATCGTCTGGCACACGAACAACTGGATTGGTCTTTTCTGTGTAGATTGGAATGCTTGCCAACTTTGAGATTGTGTTCTTGACCTGTGTGATGGCATTCGAAATCTCAAGACCCTGCAGGTTGTTGTAATCGTTAATGGTTTCGAAATCCTTAACACCTGCATTCAGTAGACCATACAGCTCCATATTGCCATCGATGATTCCGGTTTCATCATCTTGATAGCCAATGAAGTTCGGATAGTTCGGGACATCATCTATACCGACATATACCTTGATAATGTCCTTTTTCGATATCCTGTAACGGCTTGTTGAGGCCTTTGGGAATGTCAGAGAACACATCGGTATGTCGCCAGTTTTCTCTATTTTTATATCGGTTGGGTCCTCGAAACCACTATCATTGACTGTTACTTCTGCTTTCAGGTCTGACATCTTACACCTTGGTCCGGACCTTCACAACCATCGGGAATGACCACTGTAGCATGTTATCATAACTCTGCGTGTATTGTGGTTCTCCATCGATGTAACCATCATAGAGGGTATCGCCGGACTCGTCCCTCTCGGTCTTTATCCGTATTCTAATGTAGCTATCATTTATCCACGCATTTCGAATCAGGTCCATGTCAGTCTCCATATGTGGAAAGTGAGACGTTCCAGTGACAATGATTCTCTCCTCTCTCCTTGCAAGCCTAGTCCTGATTTCAGAACCCTCTGAACCTATTGGGACGGCATCTTGTTTGTCAAGACCAAGGGAGTGGGGGACTTCTTGAATACGGGTGTCTGCACTGAATTCCAATTCAAGTGGGGCCAATTTGTAAAGCTCATATGAAATGAAATCTTCAGCCGTCAGTGCTGATGTGGTTGTAACTCTAAGTCTGAAACGGTGTCTCGTAAGAAATGTCCCGACACCATAACCAGTTGTCAGAAAATCATAGAATGGATCGGCACCGTTGTCGACATATCCCTTGTGGGCATAGCCACCGGGCAAGAATACGGATATCGGAGTCGACACATATACAACGGTGTAATCTGGGCCTGATTGATAAACAGCACTTACTATGGTGTATGTACCATCATTTCCCGGACTGTCTATTACGGTCAATGTCCCAGATCCAAATACTGCTGTAACATCGCCGTGGATGATGAACCAATCATTCGGGCTGCCGTTAACTGCGTTCTCTATAGGGAATTCGTTTCTGAACTCGTATTTGCTGATGGTCACATTCGAACCCTTTGGCTGTGACATAATGCCGTTGACATATATCCGTGAACCCTGTATCTCCAATCTGGCTCCAGAAATTATCTTGGCAAGCGGTGTCGTATCATTGACTGTAATAGTGTTCGCTGCTGCCTTGAGTGATGACCAAAAGCCAAGTTCATCCTCAACACGAACATCTGGCCTCCAAGCAACGGAGTTCGACCAATCAGTATAGATGTGATTGACAACCTGCGTGGTGGCAGCAACCTCGAACTCATACCATGATTCAGAGCCGTCCTTCCAATCAACGAAAACCCTCTTTATCGGTTGAGGGGCCACAACGGTAAGTGAGACCTGAGTGCCTACATTCTGAGCTCCTGATGGTGATAGGGTCGATGATGTTATTGTCGGCTTTGTGAATGAGACCGGGGATGACAAAAGAGATTGGTCTTCGTGATTGTCCAAGTCCTCTGCTGTTAGCTTGTAATAATATGTCGAACCATCACTGAGGGTGTCAACATCTACATATTCTGCTAATGCGGAGTCAACAGAAGTAATGAGGCCATGCAGTATGCTTCCATCAACAGTTGAATCTGGGATATCACCAACGATTCCGATAGTTGTGGACCCACCACCAAAGGATGAGGAGGCGACTTCATATCTCCCATCATTTCCAGTGCTGTTAACAACTCTGAATGTGCTACCAACTGGGAAGCTAAGTGTCTCATCACCAGAAATAGTGAATTCATCAGTTGACTGATTAACGCCTGTTATGGCCGATTTATATGTATCAAGAGAACCGATCGGAGTTGTCGACCGGTATAACTTGTATTGCTGAAAGTCAGGTGCTTCAACAGCTCCCCAAGTCAAAATGGGTTGTTCTGGGTTGTTCTCGTATGGGTCAATCCTCAACTTTGCGTTGTCGTCCTTGAATCCTTCTGGCGGATATGACCTGTATCTTACTCTGAGGAGAGGGAGTTTCGTAGTGTCAGATGTGTATTCCCTAGATCTGAACCGGACTTCAAAAGAATCATCACCGAAATTACCATCAGTGGATATGAACAAGACAAAGGTTTTCTTCTCTCCCATACTGATGGCACGGGTGATTTTCCACTTATACCACATGTTGATGCCACCAGACTGTATCCTCTCGACATCGATCTGCGGTTCTTCGATATTTCCAGTTGATGAATTTAGGGCGCCATCTCCACGGTCCCAAGCAACTCCGTCTTTGGCCTCCTCCCAGTCAGCACCATTTCCACCATCGTACTCGTCCCAATCATCCTCGATTTCAACGAGTGAGACCACCTTCCAAGGGTCGTCAACATATGTGATTGAGTAGGCATAGAGCTCAATCCATATATCTATGACGTCATCGAAACCAACAATGTCTTCATCATTCGGCATGGTCACTTCGAGAACTGTACGAAGCTCTTTATTCGGTGTTGGGAATGTGTTGTCATCAAATTCAACAATCAAGAACTGATTCAAACCATAATTGGTTGTCGGATTGTTCTCATCAATGAATGTGTCTTTTGATATGCCTGCCCCATCACTATCGAAGTCTTGATATTCTGCATCAATCTCTGAGTATGGCTTAACCATTGTTCACCACCACCCTCTGTGTGGTCTTCTTTCCTTGACCCATGTTCCTTGCCCTCTGGTAATCCCTTGCAAGCCTCTGTCCCTCTGTTGGTGTGTATCTTGTTCCTTTGTGCAAGTGAATATGAATCTCCTCTCCACGTCCGCCGAATCCCATCATCTGAGTCTTGCTATCCCTGACAACTCGTTCCTCGGTATCCAAAATTGCAAGGCCACCCTCTCGAACTCTTTTCTGCCTTCCTGGAAGCACCTGTGCCTGAGCTATGATTCCTGACAGGGCACCAACTGCGAGACCAGTTAATGCCAAGCCTGCTGTCAACATCAGGAAACCTCTGGGACTTCCGACAACGGCTTGCAAGGTTGCCAATGCACCTGCTTGTATGACAGCTGCCGTAGCCGATAAGAAATGTCTGATTGCTAGGGCAGTAAGAACACCAGCAACGGCCCCTGCTACGATTCTGAACTCTTGTGACTTGCTTGTGAGTGCAGCCATCCAAAAGAACGCCCCTGCCATAGCAGTCCCCATTAATTTTGCAGTCTGGGCAACCCGGAGTTGAAGTGCCTCGGTAATCTGTAGCAATGCAAGGTAGAACTGCATTGGTCCCAAGGCAATATTAAGCATGGTCTGGAAATTATTGATCATCTGTGTGGCTTCTTCGCTGTTCTTGACCAACGGTTTCAACGATGAGACCAGCTGATTTGCCGAGATATTCATAACGAAAAGAGATATTGAGACCTGCATTAATGCCCTACGCTTTCTTTGGAGTGCTGCAAGAACCTCCGCCTCTGACGCCATGATTTGCTGATTTGCCATTGCCGTTGCCCGTGCCTCCTCCATAGAGATTTGAATCCCTTGCTCGGCAAACATCTGTTTGAATCGGAGAGCGTCTTGTTCCTGTTGTAGTCTCTGCTGATTTTGAAACATGAGGTCTTCGTTAAGGTTCATCTCAAATGCAAGATTTGTAACAAGAGCTTGGTCGACCTCCAACTGTGCCTGCAGAAGCATGTTCTGTTCGGTCAGCTGGGCAATCTGTGTTCTTGTCTGATCGATTGCCTGTTGCTGTGCCTGATTCATTGTGATAACTTGAAAATTCAACTGTTGGAGAGTTGCACCTAGATTTGAGGCCTGTTCTTGCCCCTGGACTCTTGATATTATGTCGAGCAACGCCGGCATTTATACCTCGCTTGCAGGTTCACCTGCATCTATGTAGATGGTGTTACCATCTTTATTGCCCTGCTTTAGTCTTTGTTGCAAGGCCTCGGCAGCACCGAGAAGGGTCCATCCACCAGGGCGATCATCTTGAGACTTTATTGGGAACATATCATAGGGGTAAGGTATGTTAGCCCCCATTTGGTTCAGTAACAAGATTAATTGCAATTCTGGGCTGGACCGTCCTAGTTTTTTTCTGTTTCAATCTCATCGCTTGACATCACGATTCCGGATAACTCGAAAGCGAATGTTCTCATCTGGTTATAGAGGGTCGCACCGTGGTTTCTTATGATATTTTGGAGGGATGTGCCATCCAAGCCATACACGAGTTTCACGATTTCTCTTGCCTGCTTTTTATTGTCGACTCTTGGAACTCCTTTGCCATCATAAGATGTGCAATTCTTTTCAATGCCTTCAAGAGTTGGAACATCGGGAATTGTGGCCTCGGCAGCAACTCTTGATCGGCCTTCCTTTGTCCAATATTCAAAGACCTTGTTGATCGTCCCAATAGTTTCTGTATCTTGGAATTCCTTGTCTTTCAAGTTCGGTATCTGTTCTGTCTCACTTTTCTTTTCTTCTTCTTTCATTTATATTTCTCCTTTCTTTTATTTGATAGGTGTCGCACTTCGCACATCATCTTTATGGATTACGGACCAGGTATCTCCATTGTCTGTGCTAATCGCTACATGATTCTTACCATCTCTCTTGACAATCCCCTCTATTCCAACCGTCCGGTTATAGACGACTTTCATTCTCTTGGGCTTATCAGCGATGGTAGGCATGTAATCGCCTATGCTGGGAAGTCGGGCTGTATCTTGACGTCGTATTCCTCGACATCGAATGTTCCGCCAGCAAAGCCAGCTCCAAGCACGATGCCGTTGGTGTGTATTCTGCTGAAATACTGCTTGGTTATGTAATATTCGTCAGAATCACCGATAGTGACTTCTTCTGTCCAACTGCGACCAAAGATGTCATCGCCCTTAATCTGGAGAACACCACCAGTTGTCAGGCTGTCAAATGTGAACTTCAGTCTCGTGTGGAAGTTGTCTGGGTCCTGAATGTTGTTATCAGGAGTGAATGATCCTGCTACGGTTGACGGCGGTGACGTGAACATGTCTGTCGGTGTTGGTTCCTCCCAGAATGTAAAGTCTACTTGTCTCCTTGCGAATATGGGAAGTCTGAATGTGTTCGGATTTCCATATGTATGTTCAACACGCAATGGTCTTACTCCGATGAAACGCCTGAGAAGCTCTGCTGAAGTCATCTGAAGGTTCTGAACATTCGGATCGAATGCTACAATAACCTCATAGGCTCGGAAACTCCTATAGCGATTGTAAGCTCTAGATGTTGGATTCCATTTGCCCTTTATGGCTCCTTCAAGCCGGTTCATTCCGTATTCCCTGTTGAGTTCGAGCTGGGCCGTGATGTCCTCATATGCTTTCACTTTGTCTGGTCCGGTCGACACATCATTGTTCTCTGAGGCCTGTTGGTCAATGGCATCTGAAACGCCTATCTTTCCAAAGAACCTCTCGAAACCGCCCATGAAAGCCTGGGACTTTTTGTAGTTCCCAGCTACAGTAAGGTCAGATGACGATTCGCTTGTAATATTTCCATCCTCATCTAAAGTACCCAAGGGCGATATGGTGTCTAACCATCCTTCATTCTGTCCACTGATACATTTTATGGCGATAACGCCACCCTGCATTTCCTGTTGGTCCATTTTTACACCTACCTATTTTGTTGCTAAGACACTGCTTACTACTTGATCGAGTGGCTGTGTCAGGTCCACTCCATCCATCATTCGATTAAGCCGATTTATTAATTTCGGCAATGAAATGTCTCGTGCTACCTCGATGAACGGCCTCCCTATGTGATTGCGTGTACCATCATGGACATACGCAATGTAATATGGATTTCTATAATCAACAGAGAACCTAATCTCCTTCGCCCTTGTGGTCTTTATCCGTGCTTTGGCACTCCGAACTCCTTCATACATCTGGCCAGACAGCCTACCAAGACCATGATCGAACCCATATCTTTGAAATTTGTACTCTGCATAACGGCCACGGTTCTTTGGAATTCTCGCTCTAGGTCTGCCGGTCTCTATTACCTTGAGTGCTCTTGGAGTAAAGTCGACTCTGAACCACAATTTCATGTTCTTTTCTATCCCCTTGCGAACAATCTTGTTCCAACTGTTGAGATTTCCAATGGCCTCGGTTAAGCCCTCTGTCTTGACGTCGAGTATCACTCTCATGTCTCATCTCTCATGGTAATTTCAAATTGGCATCTATAGACCTGTTCGACAGCCCATAAATCGCCAATGGCCTGATAGCCACCTTCTATCCAATCAAAGTCTCCGGGTTCATTCCAGTCCATCTTGAATGTTTCATCATCTGGGTCTGTGAATTTTGTATTCTCTGACATTATGTTATGGATAATCCAATGAATTACTGGCAGAGTATTTTCTGGTTGTTGATAACGATTCTCCTCATCTGTATTGAATGGCGGATAATAGAACTTGGTACGCTCTTGGGCAAACATCGTTATAAGAATGTCTTCTGACCACACATAGCCAATCTCATTCTCTGCAATTGGTTCTCCCTTCACCATGCTATTGAATGCAATCCTCTCTACCTTTATTCCTGGAAACTGTTTCCATCTCTGTGGTATTCTCCGGATTATATTTTCGTGAGGAATAATCTCTTTGAGTCTGTGGTTTCGAAGGTCATCTGTAAGTATGTTGATTATTAGTCCAACCGTGTCTGGAATTTTTATGGCTTCTTTCTGAAAATATCTTGGTGCCATGGTAACTCCTATGTTCCAGACTGAGTGTAATCAGACGGATAGTTTGAATCTGGGTCAATCATATCTGGCTGTGCATCAGTAATCTTGATGTCACTTTTCTGTGGCCGGATGTTCTTGATGTTGCGTTCAATTTCCAGATCATTCTCTCTCATTATTCGGATATATTCTGCCTCATCAAATTTAACACGGTCCATCTGTGCTTTCTTTACAATTATCTTGCCGACCATCATTATGACAGTTCTCTTTGCACGGACTTTCATGGCCAGATTGTCATTGAACCATTCCTCTGTACGAGAAACCCTGTCTAGGAATATGGTCTTTTCATCCTCTATCCAGCTACCGATGATGTCTTTTTCTTCCTCAGTGTCTCCTAAGATTCTCTCAATCAATCCACCGAATTCACTGTTGAGTATGTCAGATACCTTTACCAACAGCGTTGATGACTCTGTGGATTTTGTGAGTTCACCCATTAGGGGCCCACCGTCCTGTCAACGAAGCCGACTGGGAATCGATACTGATCCTTGTAGAATATGAACCGGTATGTGCCCGCATCCAGCTTGAATGAGTAGTTTCCATTCTCATCAGATACTCCTTGTCCGGGCGGTATCTTGGCAACAACCATCTCGCCACCTATCTTTGAATAGGCAGTAATTATGACGTCATCGAGCCTTGAGCCAGTTTCAGCATCTCTAAGGTATCCCTCCATGCTGTCTCCCCACTCTTGAAGGATGCCATCGCTATCGAACCAACCATCCTGATTTATGAGGAATTCTCCAAGTCCGAGACCGAGAACCTGATTGATATTGACCATTGTGGCAGGCTCATCCAAAAGCATCAGTGTGGTTTCTCTGTTGGTCGTGATTGAATCGATTGTAATTGCATGCTTGATGACCTTTGGCTCGGGAGTGTCTGTTGCTGCCACAATATAATTGTAACTGTAGAGACCAGTTGATATCAGGGTCATGGCAGTTGGTGAAAGCTCTGAGTTGCCTGCCCAATCATCAATCGCAATTGTCGGGGCCGAGTCAGGTGCAACCATGTTGAGCTCTTTGTCGTAGATGATTAACCGGAGTGGATATACATATGTCTGATAGACAGCAACTTTGTCTGCATGTGCAACATTCGATGAACCAAATGCGCCCCGTGTACAACCAGTCAGCTCATTTGTGGAAGTCGATACAGTTCCAGTGATGTATTCACTTTCAATCTTGATTGCTACCTCATCACCATCTGCCCCGAGCTGTGTAACGTCAACAACCGCTATGGTCGTCTCAATATCTGTGATTCCACCCTCCTGATTGATTTCGGTCCGGCCCGATGGAACTACAAGATAATCTGGTGTCGATTTGACATCTGGCAACGCTTTCAGTGTTGTTGTCTGATCATTTATCTGTGTCGGAATAGTAACAGCAGTGTCTATCAAGATCGCATCTATCTCATCATCCTTTGATGTCTGAACAGACGAACCCATGATAAATTCATCTGGTCTCTTGTCATAGAGTGCAGTAACCTTGGATTGGATATCCTCAAGGTCTCCCTTTACATCAGAGACGATCGTTGAATTAGGCAAGACAAATGGCGAACTGCCACCCTCTGTGAAACCAAACTCGATATTCAGATGTTCCTCTGTTTCTGCATCGGATACTTTGTAATAGAGGTCGAATCTACCAACACCGAGACGAACCATCTTTCTCCATCCAGATGCTGGTGGGAAATTAACAGTGTCCGTTGGGTTATCGAGAAGGTTTGACAGTGCATTCTCCTTGTACATATTGGCCGTTATGAATGTTCCATCATCCTTGAAAACTCTGACAAGAATCTCTTGGTTGTCTGGGTCTTCTGGCCCACTTCCATCGAGTGCATATAGATTTGCTGCCCAACGATAAGCCTTGTCTCCACTGTCTGGTTTCTGCATCCAAGGAGGCACAGACATTTTCAACCGGACATTGCTACCAACGGCGGTTATCGCATCATATATCTCTGTGTGGTCCCTGTCATCAGCACCATCGAGCTGGTCAACAGCAGCATCAATCTTGTCCTCAACGAGTGACTGATCAGCTGGGTCTGTTGGTAGACGTGCATCCATAGCAGCAGTGTCGGCAAGAATGGCATCTATTTCGTCATCTTTGGATGTGGTAACGGACGACCCCATGATATTGTCATCTGGGAGCTTGCCCTGTATTTCATTTGTATCTGCCAAGATTGCTGTAACGTCTGTCTGAACAGCATCTATCTTTGTCTCGTTTGCATTTACCTCTGCGATTATGTTGGACTCCGCAGTATCGAGTTCTGCCTTTGTCGGTGGATCGTAATCGGTGAGTGCTTGGTCTGCCTCTGAATTGACATCTGCTTTCTCTTGAGCTGACAGTGGTAATGTGCTATCTTTTGCCTTGATGTGAGCATGGACATTGTTTGTTGTGAATGCAAGCTGGTCTGTCTGCGATTTGACACCCTGCAATTGACCTCCGGTGGCAGCAGTCTTTGTACCGTCGACTCCAAGAGCGTCTCTTATCTGTTCCCTCTCGGCAGCAGACCAATCAACTATGGCACCAGATGTGGCAATCGCCTCAAGGCTGTCAGTGGATGAATCGTAAGTCTGGCTACCATCTTTGTTCATTAATCTGTCTGCGAATGAACCGTCAAACAGTGATGATGGCGAACCCATGTCGGCGTCAAAGAGCTTGTCCGTGTCTGCCTTGATTGCATCTATCTCGTCATCCTTGTCTGATTTCGTAGACGAACCCATTATGTTGTTGGTCGGAAGCTTACCCTGCATCTCATTTGTATCGACCTCTATGGCCTGAACTCTTGGCTGCATATCTGCGGTGTCAACGAGAATTGAATCAACAACAGTGTCGATTGTATCAACGCTTGACTGATCGGCAACATCATCAATTGAGAACTCAATCTCAAGGACTGCTTGGATAGTCAAGTTCTCTCCACCAACAGATGCATTAAATCCAAGAAGCTGAACATCGTAAGTTCCAGTTGCTGTGATTGCTGCCTTCACATCAAGATCACAAGTGTATTCTCTCGTAACAGATTCATCATTTGTCCAAAGAGCCTTGGCTGCCGTTCCTACATGGGCGTTTGTCCATGTTCCAGATGTTGAAAGTTTGATTTGAAAATTACCATTATCTTGATATGTCGCAGAAATCCCACGAAACCAGAATACAATGGTTAAGATTGCTCTCTCAACAGTTGCCCCAGATGGAATTGTGACATTCGCAATCTGTAAACCAGTTAGATTCTGGTTCCCACTCGATAGATTCCAATCTTCGTGAATGCTTGAAAATTTCCTTACGAAATGCCTCTTGCTTGCCATGTTCTCATCTCCTAAATATATTCTGCAAGTTTCAATATTAATATTATGATTGCCCCTATGAGGCCACCGCCACTCGCTCCAACGGCTATCTCTCCTTTCTTCCTTCCAACCCTCTGCCTGAATGTTTCTGAGTAATGTGGCATGTGGTGTTTCTTCTTGTTTTTCACATGCTCAATGATTATTCTCTCCGTGACCTTTCCTTTTTTCTCAACCTGCCTGATTCTCTGTTCGTGGTTTTCCATCTTGACTGCTCCGTTCTTCATATCTTCCTTTATTTCTTTGACATCGGTTTTGATTTCCTTTAGGTTGTCATTAATCATCTGAAGCGGAGTAGGGTCGGCCATCAGGCAACCTCCTGAATGTCTGTTGAGCCACAAAGAAGGCACTCACCAGCAACAATCTCATCATCATCCATCTCCATCTCAGCCTTGCATACATTACACAACATCTCTGGCACTATCTCACCTCCCAAAGATATTCAACCCCAACTGAATTTAGATTTGGATTGTCATCAACTTCAAATGTGGTGTCGGTTATTGTAATTCCATTTCCACCACCAATTTTGAATGACCTCATAGAGATTCCAGTCTGACCGCCAGCAACCTGTCCGTGACCAACGCAATCGTGACCATCGTGTTTCTTTATTTCTAGTTTCCCATCAGCAGTCGTTATCTTGACAATCTTAGGTCTACGACCTATTTCAATCGTCTGACCTGTTCCATTTCCAGTGTAAGTGCCAGAGACTTCAAGACTGTTAAGATACTTCTTACTGATTGGCATTTAATCACTCCTGAGTGGATTCGATGTTTGTCCCACTGCATGAAGGACATGTTGTTGGCTCTGTGTCACTTATCCACATGCAAGTACATTCTCCATCTAGACATTTATTATTCCAAGGCATTATACCAACTCCGTATCGATTTCAAGTTGTATACCTGAGAAACCAGTCCCTGACCCAGAATTACTACTCATGTGCAATGATAGCAGGTCTCCATCTGAGAATGATATGTCTCCAGTTCCTCTGAATTGACCAGTGGAATCGACAGTTACTGTAAGGCCCGTATCGACACCATTTTTTCTTACGGTCAGGATTGTTGTTGATGCAGCATTGTAACAATATCCATTTATAGCCTTCAATTTGGATGCTGGCATTCTTACCTGAGCCTCGGCTTCAGTTGATGTGATGGCTGGAGCATTTCCTATCTCGGCATACACATTTTGATTTCCACCAAGGAGGCCGTTGTCGGTTCCCCATATCTGTAAAATGCTCTTTGCATGCGTATAAGAACCACTTCCTGTCAGTTCTGCCCAGACAGCAGCCCCCTCAGTGTTATCAACGCACTGAAACACTTTATCGTTCGTGGTGTTAATCCATCTGGACATTGTTGTATATCCACCAGTAATATCATCGTCTACTGTCGGATCAGATGTAGATTCATGGATGCAAACACAACCACCATGAGCACATTTGTGAGTCATTATGCAACCCTCCATGCTTTAATTCGACATCTGCGAATCTTTGCATCACATCCAGAATCACTTGACCTAAATGAAATATCTATTCGGTGGGCTGCCGCCGTGAGTGTTAGTTTCTTGAAGCCAGATGTCATTTGATATTCGTTTGAATTCTCTGGTTCGTGAGAATCATAATTTAGCTCTGTTCCAGCCTGTGGTGTGCCGCCATTGTCAAGCTCAACGATTGCATTTATTTCCTCAGATGTGTCATCGGTTGTCCTCTCGTAAGTATATTCAACAATGTAATCGCCAGCCTCTGGTGGAGTCCACTGTAATGATGCTCCTGTCTTCAACACATAAGATGTCGTGCCATTGATTTGTTCCCCCTCACTTTCAACATACTGAAAGTCACAACCGAAGATGGATGTTTCCTCTATCCAAGCTGTGTTTGCAGCATTTCTGAAATAAAGCTTGTTCTGGTCAGTTCTGTGGAATCCCTGGCATGCTATTGGACTTGCTGGAAAAGATGTGCCTTTCCCATAGACAACCGTCTTGTCTTCTTCTACATTCGTCACCATTCTATAACACCCCCTGATGTTCTTGCACTTCCCCCACCGGTTTTCTTAACCTGTAAATGCCACAGTGCTTGTCCCGTAGGAAGGTTTGATAGAGTTCCGAGGTCGATTATCTGCTCTGCGGTGTTTGTTTTGCCAGTGGTTTCACATATGACGGCATCGCCGTTTGTCTTATCGATTATTCTTAAATCGTAGCTTGTGCCACCGCCAGCCATGAAAGCATTTACATATATTTTTGATGGAGTGCCCATCTTTGTTGTTCCCTGGAATGTGATTGAAAGGTGCTTTACATACGCAGAATCTGAAGACTGTAGTTCGTCACCACCGAATCCCTGAGTCTTCTGTCCTTGCAATCCAGAGTAATTCGCAAGTTTATCTGGTGTTATGAACTTTGTATCATCACTTCCAGCATCTGTCTCAGCCTGCGTGGCTATCTCTGCAATTCCGAGGGCTGATTCTGTGGCCTGTACGGGCCTGTCGTGATTGAGCGGATTTGAATCGCCTTTGACCCCCATTGCTGTAACGGCCTCACCATCTGTGTATTTGGCGTGGTGTGCGGCAGCTATTGCTGCATGAGTTGATATGGCAGTGTTTCTGGCTCCTTGTGTATCTGCATCTGTGTCTGCTGCTGGATCGTCAACATTCGTAATCTTGTTGCCATCCATGTCCATACCAGATAGTTGGAAAGCCTTTCCGCTTCCATCACGAACAGTTCCCTGGACATCACTGAATCCAGAAAGGTCAGAAAATACAGAACCACTTAGTTCAGTGTCTCTGAATCTCGCAGTCGTGACAGAGGGCGCTCCGGTTCCGGCGTTGTCTGTCCAATCATCGACATAGCACTCTTCACAGGTAACATCAGCCACAGTGCAAGTAGCACTCTCCTTGAGAACATCGACATTAACATTATCAAGTACAAGGTATACATTATCTCCATATTCTATTTGAGAGAAATTCGCAGAACTGTAAATACCTTCGTGAGCTCGGATAGAAACCAGGGCATTGTCTGGAACAGTTGCCGTGTATGTCGGGAAATTCGTTGCATCGACATCTATCTGTATCATGCCGAAACCAAGAGCCACACCAACGGTAATCGCCTTGTTGACTGTCAGGAACGGCTCAAATATAGAGCCATCGTGGAGTGTGTCACTACCTCTAAGGTCAGACACATATATAATTGGGAATTGTGAACTGAATGGTGGTGTGAAAGCATCGACATATGCCTTTGTAGCTGCATCTTGTGGATTTGTCGGGTCTGCCATATCTGTAATCTGGCTACTATTCATCACAACTGGCTGGAAGAAATTGTATTCTTCGACTCCACTTTTCAGATCGAGATATGTTCCAAAAAATGAGTTCATGTTCTTGATGTCGGTCAAACCAGCAGCAACACCAATTGCATTTGAAAAGACTCCATCGAGATTTGAGGCAGCACCAGTTCCAGCATTGTCTCTTATTTTACTAATATAAGATTCTTCTCCATAGATGGTGCCACTAGAGATTCCAGATTCCTCATATATCTCAACGAAGACATTATCGTGATTTACAACAGCCCCATCTCCGACATAAATTTTCACTATGCAAAGCTGGGTCAAAAGTGGCTCATTTCCGTATACAGAAACCTTCTCACCAGCAGGAACATTTATGGTATATGTTGTGGCACTCCGAGTGTCCATATGAAGTATTATTACCCCGTCTCCATTTGAAACTCCAAGAGCTATGGCATCATTTGGGTCCTCAAATGGATTGAATATTGAACCGTCCTCGTCTGAGTTTCCACCACGATCATCAGAAACATAGTATCCAATGGCTTGTCTCGGTTCTCGAATTCTGTGATATGGAACAGCATCATTATCATTCGTGCAGTCTGCAAGATTAATGGCCTTGTTGCTATTGAGGTCAAAATCTGTATCAATCGTGTGCGCTGCAACAGACCAATTTCTATTCAGAAGTGTTGCATGGTTTAGCATAGAGCTGAAATCGCCCCATGTTGTCCCATTGAAAATCCATGCCTTGTTTGGTTCCACACCGTCTTCAATAACGGCCCAACCGTCTTCAGGAGTCTGAATGTCCCATTGGGATGTTCCAGAGTTCCATCGGCAAATGTCATTTGCAGTAACGGCCTGTGTTGTTGATGGAATGGTCCCTGTTTCGGTGGAGATGTAACTATCACCATCTGATGGGCTACCGGGCTCATTCGTCACCATAGCACGGAACTCTATGATGTTATCTTGCCAGTGCATACCTGCTTGCACGGAAGCTATCTCATCATCGACATATTGCTTGTCTGCCAACGGATTTGATGCTGATATGGAATTGGGCGTATTGGCAAGCGCATCATATCCATCACCCGAATGAGCTGTAGCATCTAACAGGTCATGCCTTTTAGCATGAAAGTGTCCATCACCACCAGCACCCATCAAATCACTCCCTGTAGAAACTGAATGAGACACCATCATCATCGCTAACGGCATCTATCCAGTGGGTGTTCAAATCGAGGCGGCTGAATTGATCTGCAGAAATTACAGTTGTTTCGCCAGGAGTAAGTTCTTCTCCCTTCCCATCTTCAACATTCGATCCACCTACCCATATGCTGTCTGAATTTCCAGATAGTGCTTGGACCCGTATTTTTCTGCATAGAATGTCAAGTATGATATTGCCATCAACAGTTCCATCTGGTACATCCTCTGAGACTTCAATCAGAGTTGAACCACCAGATTCCTCAACAGAAACAACGGTGTAATCACCATCATTTCCAGTGCTACCCACGACTGTTATTATGTCATTTTCGTCTATGTAGTCTGTGTAATCACCAGAAATAGTGAATACCTTTGTAGTGTCGTTGACATCTGTGATGGCTAATGGCAGAAGTCTCTCTGCAGTTCCAGCAGAAGCAACAGTCTTGCTTCCACTGACAGGTGAGATTTTGCGTGGGTTTGCCATCCTGACCAGAGCCTTCTGATCTATCGGGTATTTCTTTGTGGTTGTCGCAGGAGACTTCTCTGCCATCTTACTCACCTGCCTTCTTTGCGAGTGCCTCAACAATGGCCTTCTTTATGGCCCCAGTCTTTGCACTCCGGTTGATGTCTATACCAGTGTACTGTTCAACCTCAAGGGCATATGCCTGCAGGTCTCCATAGTTTGTGATTTTGGACAAGTCCTTGACCACGAATTCTGGCGTTTCATCATCTTTCTTTTCTTCCTCGTCAGAGCCTTCACCAGTCTGTTCATCTGCATCAATCAGCTTTTCAACATAATCTGTCACATCGGTCGTTTCACCAGCAGTTTCATTATCTTTTTCTGGTTCAGGCGGTTGTTCTGGAACTGGATCAGGATCTGGGCTGTCACCTGTTTGGTCCTCTGGTTCTGGCTCTTTCTCGGACTCGAGCATTTCGATAAACTCATTCTCAATCGATTCTGTGAGATTAACGACCTTACGGAGCTGTGGGAGGGTTGTAATCTCGACCAGCTCAAAGTTCTTGGTGTTCAGGCCATCTATAAAGACCCTCGACCTCTCTATCTCCTCTGTGACAAAGAACAAGTTACCCTTGTACATCTTCAAATCGAGTTTGCTGTCCTCGAAACTTGCGTAATTGCATCTTGCGAACTTCATTTTTTCATCTCCTTTCTTGATTTGGGGTCCCGAATTTGGGCTTTAATAAAAAGGAAAAGTAGGGCGGATGATTAATCATCCAGCCCTGTTATGACACAGGTGGCCTTTGCATCAACTTCGTCGATGGCGGCCTCCTTCCACTCATATCCGTAATAGAAGTCCTTGAGTGGATTCCTCTCAGACCCCTGACGGTCAGTTGTTGTGAAAGGGATGGTCTCGTGATTGACACCCATCCTGCCTCTGACTGAAACATACACCTTGTTGTCCTCGATGTATGAGTTCAGACTGTCCTCGAACACCACGAGCTCAAGACCATTCGGGGTCAGTATCCTCTGGAGTTCACCCTGCTCGAGCAGAGATTTTCCTAGGAACTGGAATTCACGGAATTCCTTGAATGATATCAGGTTCTCGTACTGTGACTGATTCATCACAGCAATATCGGCCCGGAGACCGCTTGCTGCCCTGATCTTGCCTCGTGCTCTCTCCAAGTCCTTGAATGGATCGCCAGCTGTTGTGTCGGTCCAATCTGACCCGTCGAAAGTGCTTGCCCCTGAGATGTCCTTGATGGCGGTAAGAACCTTTTTCTCGTAATGTAGCCGCATCTCTCTTGACATTCTGTCCATGTGATAAGACAAGAGATTGATTCTGCTCCACCATTTCTCCTCTGGGCCTAGTTCGAAGTAAGCTCCGAAACCCTTGACAACGCCGGCCTCTGTCTTGAACTGACCTGTGATCTTGTTGAAACCACCTGTTCCGGTAATCTCACCAACATCACCAACGATGTCCTTCTCGAAGATGTCCCTGTATTCTGGGAGTGGTTCGGGTATTGTCCTGAACAACTCTTGAGCCATTGCATCCCTCTTGTAAAGGATTTTCAGCATGGCGTGGATGTTGTCTGGTATCAAAGCCGGGTGGTTGTATCCTCTTACTGGTATTGTAGCCATTATCTCACCTACCTCTCAAAGATTTCGATGTCTTCATCTGCATCTGCACCGTGCCATGCCTGACCGATAATCTCAGCGACATTGTGAGTTGCGAATTCCCAACCCACGACACGGCCATTGACTGACCCAGCGCCCTGTTGCCAACGGACAAACTCACCAGCACCTATAGTGCCGTTTGCCGTCCTCTTGACAAGACGCCTGTATGGTGTCTGAATGCGAATGACTCCATCTTGGCCGTTGACAAAGGGAACATCGGCATAGCCGAGATATTTCCTGACAATGGCCTCGGTGGCTCCAGCACCAGCGGGAATCTGCTTGACGAGTCTATCGCCAGAGATGTACATGGCGGTGCCGACGGTGGTGACGTCCTCATCATCAACCGGAGCGTCAAAAAGACCATCCGGGAAACGCTTGACGACAATCGGTACTTGTGAATCATCAGCCATTTACATCACCCCTTTAGGAGCCACGGCATTTCTGTTTCCAGAATTTTCTGAGCCATCTCTTGAGTGCCGTTCTCAAGTCCGTGATAAACGGATAGATCGTGTGGCTTTCCACCAGGTCCAACCGGACCGCCCAGGGCGTGTTCGGGAGCTTTATCCCTCAAGGCAATCGCCACTGCCTCTTTCGTAAGCGTAATCGAGTTGGCAATCTCTGTGTTGCTCAGGCCTTCGAAACGCTTTTCATCCAACCCAAGTTCAACCCCCTGCTTGATGAGGTCAGCTCTCTCTGCTGACTCCTGCCTCTTGAGATTATCATCAAGAGACTGTTTCAAGGCATCGAACTCCTCTCGTGATACCGGGGCTTCCGGCTCAGGTGTAGGAGTCTCTGGCGGGGTTGACAGGGTATGTTCCTGTTCCTCTGCCCCCTCATTTTCGGGGGTTGTCTGTGGTTCATCGCTCATCTCTAATTCCTCCTTTGGAATTGCTTTGTCGAGAGAGAGTTTAAACGCTCCAAGTGTCTGCTCCAACCTTCTTGCGTTGGTCTTTGCTGGCACTGGGGTAGAGCTGGCTTCTCTCAAGACTGGGTTGACGACTTCAAATCGTCCTTCATCTTCATTTAGGGTTATTCTGGTTTGCCAGCCACCAGAAATGAAATTGAGTAGTTCTTGCTCAAACAAGATCTGGGCTTGCTGCTGAACCTCAGTTCTCTTGTAGTGCTTTGATGTTATAATGGCCTTGACCTGAGACCCGTCCTTGCTGTATACAAGTTCCATGCCTGTTACGGGGCCAAGCTGATCAAGTGTCCTCCATGAATGGTCGAGACCATGCGACACTGTGTAGTCCTTTGCAATGAATTCGTTGTACTGGTGTTCAATCGCCTCGATTGGCCAATACACGCAATTGTAAGCATTGTTGTCGATGAGTTCGAATTTGCGGATGGAATATTCACCACCTTCATCCACACCGTCTTCGACATGTTCAACAGTGATCTCACGATCGAATGCCAAGAGAATCTCGTTAGAAAGTAACTTGCCGTTCTCCCGACTGAATGTGATTTCGATTTCGCCATTACCTTCCATTATTTCACTGGCTTCAAATTGAATGATATCGTCGAAGTCCAAGAAACCCCCATCTATTTCGTTCTCGATGAGGCTGTCTACATTTGATTTCTCTTTCTTCTGCTTGGAGGCTGGTTCAAACAGTATCCCACCGTGGCTTTTGCAACGACTCTTGGCATCATTGGCAGACCAATGTTTCGTCCGATACCGATAGGCCTGAATCTTGCTCTTTCCTTCCTTTATCCCAAAGATGACGTCCACTGGTTTCTTGTTTTCTTTGTGGTGGTTATTGACCCTCCGGAAACGGTCAAATTCTTTTGGGCTCACCATTCTACATGAGTGCTCGTTTGGGAAAGGCATTATAATTCCACCACTACGGTATCGCCACTTTTAGCAGCGTTCTCCAAGTCCTTTTTGGACCCGACTTTCCTTGATGACCTCTTACCGAGGCAGTCATCACCTTTCAATACCATTTGTATCAACTCCGATTGAGGGTTTTATGGCCTCCCTCATGGCCATCGCAGAAGCCTCACTCTGACCACCTGCCAAGAGAGACATGTCTTCGTTGTCCTCCTCTGGCAAGCGTGTCCCTCTCTCCTCTGCAACCTGATGTCGACTCTTTACGAACATTCTGACGAGCATATCATCAACAATGGCGTAGTCGACTGGATCGTAAATTGTGACGTCCGGCAAGATAATCTGTGGAATTTCATCGATTTTAGCCCCTGGTCTGAATTGTTTCACATAAGGTAGCCACAGTTGCCTCCGGAAACGCCGACTGTCCCTAGACCGGGTGGAATTCAAGAATGCGTTGTAAACGAATGTCTGATTGTTGATTGTGGCCTTGTTTGTCGACTCCCCGAGCCAAAAAGATGCTGGTATTCTTGTCAATATACGGATAGCTCTCAAGACATCATCACGATAATGGAGTGTGAAATTGTCAAGAACCTTCCCCTCGCTACCAACCAGCTTTACATCCGTTGGGTCATCTGGGCCACTCTTACCAAGAACAATTATTGAACCAAAGTTTCTCTGCTTGTTTACAGATTCGATTGTCTCATCTATTTTGGCCTGTGCTTGGTCATCATCCAAATTCTCAACATTGACATACATGTATTCTTTTGTGGCCGCCTCTTTCTTAACAATCTTGGAGAAATCAACCATCATGTCGAGCTTTGTTTCAACCAAGAGTTTGGCTACCTGACCGATGCCTACGCCGAATTTCTGATAACGCTGTGCGTGTGCTTTGAAATGTGCAATTTCGTCGACTCCGCCAAGGATTTCTCCACTGACCCCCTTTTCCTTGTATTTGTCCATGTAACGCTCATCGAGATAAATTGCATTCTCCTTGTTCTCCCTTCTGAATGACCACCACATCGGTTCGTTGTGATCCCCGAAACCCATATCTACAATTTTTCCAGGATGAACCATGTCGTAATCGACCATCATTTTGCTTCCACGAGCATCCTCCTCATATCTCTTTTGAACAATGGCATTTCCGAACCGGAGCTCATCGAATACTATATTGCTGTAAATCTCTGCGGTGTCACGAGATTCATCAAGTTGCAAAATAAGGTCCGTAACGGCATCGTTTTCTGGCTTCCCACCAATTCTCAGGTCTTTGACTGCATCGCTTGAAATCATGGTGAGGGCTGTAAATATGTCTTGGTCCCATGTCAGTTCCACAAGTGACTTGAAATCTGGAACTTTCGTGGTATCTATTCGGAACATATAACGCCGATTGGCCTTCCTCAAAAGACTTGGCAGATCTGGAAAACCCTTCGGAACTTCATCTCCACCAAGCATCATGTCGCTTGTAAGATCAAGGAATGGACTGCGTTGACTGTTTTCAACCCGTGGTATTTCAAAATCGATGACTGCCGAACTCATCTAAACAGCATTATAATCAGGCGCATGTGTATTAAAAAGATTGTGGCTTCAACACAACTACTACTATATAATATATATAGTAGTTGCAATTTCTTACAAAAAGGGCTGGCTATTATTCTTCTTTTTCCCTGTAGGTTTTTGGTAACTTCGGTCTTATAGAATTCACATAACCTCTCCCTATCCGATGACTGTAACCGTTGTCTATCAGCCATTCATTGATTTGCCCATTAGTAACCTTATGATATGAGTTCTTGCCGATTCCCTTTTGTTTCGCAATACAACGAATGGCTTTCTTGAGAATTTCCTTTTTATCAAATTTAGCCACTGAAAGCCCTCTCAAGCGGTGAAATCCCATAGGCATCATGTTGAGGAATGGCGCCCATCGGAACGGAAGACCTTGCCCTTGTCTTGTGAACAGTCAACGCCCCCCACAATGCCATGAAATATGCCATAAGTGCATCGTCCGATTGTACTCTGCCAGCTTTAGGTGGCCCCAACTTTGGTCTAGGCCCAGTGTCGTCCATCCTCCAAGCCCTCATCTGCATATTTAAATCTCTGTCGAGATATGTTTTTATTCTGCCAACTTCCATAGCTGGTTTTATTTTCCCGAGCCATGTCTGCGATTTTCCTCCGAACTTTTTTGATTCTCCGACAGTCTTATATGGAACAACATTGTTAAATCCATGATGCTTCCGGCATAGATCGGCAAGGTCATTCTCGACATATTCTATTCCGACACCCATTGCATCCCCGACAATCATTTGAATATTAGGGAAATAATTGAACAGGTCAATGACGGTCTCAACAACACCCTTTCGATAATCACCAGATGATGGGTCTCTTGTTCTGTATGGATTGCCGGCTGGGAATATGGTAGTATTTAAGTTCACAATTATATTGTCAGACAATTCTCCGACAACAGAATATGCTGCACGGTGCCTTTCTGATTTACCAAAGTCTACACCAACAAAGCATTTCATGTCAGCTGGATAATCAATTTTATAACCATCAACGGTCTCGTTAAATGGCAGTTTATAGACCTTTCTTAGACGGTCATCAGTAATCTGCCTTATCAGACTCAATGGAATTGCATTTCCTGAATAGTCTTGTGTAGCACACATGTATTCTTGCATGAACAGAGTTTCTCCAAGGTCTTCGTAGTCCTCAAGTAACTCGTCATATGTCAGTCTGAAATCTGGAATTCTCTTGAAACAATCCGTGAAATCTGGTCGACCACGATCATCCTTTGGTAACTCGGCCAAACAATCGATGCTTGTAAAATTAGATGTCTCTCCTCTGCGATATCTGGTCAGAGTGTAATAATCACAGTTGTAACACACGGCCTTCTCATATCCCATTGGGCATACAACTGGTGCGAAATACTGCATTTTGGCAACCTTGCCTTTGTCATCAACTTTAACCTGATCGTCATGTAGCCCAGTTCCAGAACCAAAGGGTGTTCCAGACGTCCTCACAATAAGGTGCTTCTTCCCCTCCTTTTTCGGCTGCCCTCGACCAGTGACCTTTGCCCTCTTGGTATCAACAGAATAGAGTGATTTTTCATCATAAATCTGCATGTGAACGCCAAGACCACTAATGTTCTCAAGGCTTGAGGCCGTGTAAGTGAATATCGTAGACTGATTCTGGAACATTACCCTGGTGTCTGCATTTTTCAAGAGAGGAGTGCCACCGGACCAATTTTTTAGAAGGTCTGAATTGTACCACCATATATAGACCTCTCTCAGCCAATCTTGAGCAACTTCCCAAGACTGCTCTGCGACCTGAACAGCATAACCAGGATAAGCTATGCAGTTACGGAAAGCCACAACCCTATCTGAGAAAGATTTTGAACCCCTCCTAGTGATGGTCTTAACAGAATCACGAAATGGGTCCAACATGAGATGGAACTGAGTTGGCTCGGCAATGTATCTGTCGCCATCAACATCCATCAAAAGTGTTTCCATGAATATAACGGCCCCAACATCAATCTCATATTCCTTGACTTGGTTGTGTTCGGTGAGGTCCCAACTTATTTCGTTCATAATGAATTTTTTGTATTCGTCGAATCTGCCACCACGATTAATGAGTTCCATGAGCAAATCATATTGGTCGACCTTCAATGTCTGATTGGATGGCCAATCAAAGAAACTACTGAAAGTTATTTCATCCATATCACGCATTGCTTTGATAACATACTTCGATGTTATTGCATTTTTTAAGACATCCTCGGTTATTTCAGTCATTCCAATTTCGCCTTTGCATCAACAACGCCGGTGTCTATAAGCACCTTCCTGTTGATATCATCTAGTTCTCTATCTCGACCCTTCTTGTCTTTAACTGGGTCCCATATCTCCTTTCTGAGTGTAATTTTTGTTCCAAGACAGGCTCGAATTGTTCTTTCAGTGCTAGAATCATCTCGATCGCCTACAATCAGACGATATGCCCTTGATAGAATGCCTTCGACACGAACATAGTCTCTCAAAGCATCTATGGTCTCTATATCGGCATCCTGAAGTCTCGGATCGAAAATCAAAATCTGTTTTACAGCCTCATTAACCTTCTGTTCAAGCACTTGGTCTGTATCAGGAGCCACAAGCACATCATAGGCCTCTACAACCTCGGCTGAGAGTGCTGTTTCGGTCCCATCCGTCTCATCCGACATTAAGAATACTATATAATCACACATGTATAAATATTTAATTATGATTAATCATATTATTACGATATATTTAAATATGCCATAGTATATTATGGTGTGGCAACCCAACAGAGTTTTATCCCATCCCTTCTGCACGGGTGCTAAAAAGGAGGGGAGGTAATACCTTCCCAGGTGATAAAATGAAAAAAAAGACCATAATACTCTCTGTTCCGTTACAAGGTGTCAAGAAAGAAGACCACGGAGACGTCCTGAACAATGTTCGGGTAAGAATGGACAACGAGCTTGAGCGAATTGGAATGAAGCAAAAGGTCAATGTCATCACAATCCCGGATTGTTCGGTTACGGTGGTGGAATAGTGCCATCGACGTCTTTCAACCTCGACGATGATCTCTTGAAATTTTTGGATATGGAAACGGAGGAAAGAAATCTCGATAATCGTTCACAGACCTTGAGGGCGATATTGAGGGAAGAAAAGAAAAGAAAGGAGAAATAGATATGAGTAAAGCAGATAGCGAGACTGTCACCAAAGGCATTGACCTTGAGGGTGAAAACAGTTTATTGAATTGGGTAAGGAAAGCGGACGACAGTGTTCAGCAACTCTTTGAGGGCGACGAAACGAAGGATGTGATTTTCACAGAAATCGAGAAAGATTATGAGATTTTCACAACCAAGGGGTGTTACGCCAAGATTTGCGTGGACGATTTCGAGAATCAGCCAATAAAGGTTGATGACATGCGAGAATCGATGAAAAAGGATGGAACAAAGAAAGAGAATGGCGATGAGGCAGATATGTACATGTCAGCATACTGTTTCAACAAGATAACCGCCCTGAAGGATGAGAAGGTCGGAAGGGACCCAGTTTGGAAACTCAAGAATTTCCTCCATGAAATTGTTTTCGGTGGAATGACCGATTTGAGAGATAGCCCACCAGCTGGAATAAGCAAGGAGACCACAAAAGCCATTCATTTCCAGTGGGAGAGCTACAAGTACACGGTAAAGATGACGAAAGATGCCTACCGGAAACTTGAGGTCAGGATTAACAAGATTCTCAAGAAGGCCAACAAATCAAAGTCTGTCGATGACATGCGGAAGGCTGAGAGCGTTCTTGTCCAATTCCTGCAGAAAAACCTGAAACTCAAGACTGGGCAATCAATCACGGCCATCGGTTTCGCCAACTACTACACAGTCATGTTCAAGGCGATATTCCCATCCGATTTCGGTACAGACACAAGGATCAAGAAGCTGAAAGAGGACGGTGACTGGTGATGGGACAGAAAGAGGATTGGCTATGCGTGTGTGGGCATCCAGCCTCTGAACATCGCCGTGGTGGAAGTTGCCGAAAGAAAGGCTGTCTGTGCAAGTCCTATTCCATGGCCCCTCACGATCAGACCAAGTGCAACTGTATTTCTTGCCTCCGGGCCGAGATAACAACCCTCAAGAAGACACTCCGGACTATCGATGGTGTCCTACAAGATGACCTGTTACCTTTCAAAGACCGGGTAGAGAATGCGGCATTTGTTATCTTGGGACAGGATGGCGGAGATTGAATGTCTAGTCCGTTCTGTAAGAAATGCAAAAAACTCATTTGCAACGGAATCTGTGAATGTAACCGGCCAGTTGCCCCAAAGAAAACAAAGTGGCATGAGGGAAAGGTGCATTTCGGCTTTCTTGAGTCTCTGTGTGGAATGGGCGGAGACGGCCCGACTCTTACAGATAAGTGGGTTCAAGTTACCTGTGAAAAATGCCTCTCAAAGAGGGGCACCTTTTAAATTTTTAATTTTTCTACCAACACGGGTCTGTCTTTCTTAACCACGATCTTGATGAAACCGAGCTCGGATGGTTCGTATCCTCTTTCCTCAACATATGTCGACTCGTTTTCAATATATCCTCTGAGTAGTGAACCTGATGATGCAAACCACCGGTCTTCTTCTGGTAGCCTGTAGATTCCTTTCTTTTTGTCGATCCATATTCTTGTTGGTTCGGTATAGCACTGAACGAGTTTTCCATTCTTATCAGAGGGGATATTCAATGCCCTGTTTGGCGCCTTGATCCTCATTTTATGGATGTGGTGCATTATTGACACATCACAATCAGCCCCCGGTAGCCGGACTAGCTTTTTCATAACTGAAAATGCCTCATTATTCTCCCTGGTAGCTTGGTCTCTTGCATATGATGTTACAGACCCATATCCATGCCAATCAAGCAACCGGAATCCTGGAAAGAACACCTTTGCAAGTGTACCAGGAACATGAATGCAATCAAGCATCTTTGCGATGTCTTCTGTGATGTCAAATATGTTCTTGAAACACAGTTCGTGATTCCCACCCAAGATATATAGGAATTTATCACCAATTTCCTCATATAATTCAACAAAAAAGTCCCTCTGAGCATTTAATCTGGCAAATCTCCCTTCTCTGCCTGCGTGAACAGACAGGTTGAACCGTTTGTCAGTCACAGATATGGCTTCTGCTTGGTCCCCACCACTGGAAAAATAACAATGCTTCTTTTTCTTGATGTGTCTATTAATTTTTTTCAATTCCACAAGATCAACAGCAGAATTTCCTATATGTTGGTCCCCACCAAGAATTAATTCGAAATTGCTTGGCATCATTTCTTGAAATTTCAATATGTGTTTCATCTTCTCATCCTCATTTTTTCTGAACAATAGCTACAGGTCTTATATTCGGGATGGCGATCGTTTTGCCGTGTGCAAGCCACGCATCTGCCCTCTTTCAATATCCGTTCTCTATATTTTTTTACTTGGATACATCTCTTTTTCCGATATTCTGGATTTTTCATCATTTTTTGACGATATCTAGCTGTTGCTGCATTGGAATTACAGTTTCTACGGCAATATTTCGGCTTTTTTCCATTGAATTTGATTGCATTTTTTATTCTTTCTTCTGGAATTGGGTCTCCGCAATGTCTACATAGGAGGTTCTTCTTCATCTGATTCCTCAACATCAATGCCAGGGCCAATAACAACTTTGCGATTTATAGGTAGATGCAAAAGTCGTGAATATCCGTCTTTGTGTTCAAAAACACTGCCGTCAAAGTCTATCTGAACAGTAGAATCTTTGTCGACTCTGTAGCAAGGCATTAGCTGTATATTATTTCTTAAGTTGTTTATAAATGTTCCGATGTAAAATAACTATTTTTACTAAAAATACTGAAAAAACCGTTTTTTATTAATGGGACGGGTGCGGGGCCATGAAGCACCGCACACCGCATTTCATACATTCTCAAGACGGTTTGACTTCGATGATGCCCTCATCCTTAATCATCGGCATGATCATTGTCATCGCTTGGACTGTGATGTTCTCTGGAATCAGCTCTCTTTCAATCTGCTGAATCGGAATCTCTATTTCCTCATCAAGCATGCTGTTATAGGTCTCAACATTCCTATCGTACTCGTCCAAGGCAGTCTTGTATTCTCCTTTCAGAACCTCAAGCTCTTTCTCGAACTCTGGATTTCCGTCGACACCAACATACCGGTTGTTTCTGATAAGAGCGACTCCATTCTCATCTTTCTCAGCATACTTTATGCAGAGCTCCACTCTCTTGTTGGTGTACTCCCTATATGCCTTACTCTCCTCTCGGACCTTATCGAGTGCCTCGACTTCTTCCTTGATCCTTATGAGGTTCTTGGCAATTATATAGGCAAACTTGGACCCTCTCAGGTTTCCACACTGCTGTATGCCGTGTTGCAATTCGATTATCTTTATTCTCTTTAGTTTCATGTATTTTCATCTCCTTTTGCGACCGAGGGAGCTGGTGATAACCACGACCGTTTAAAAAACGGCGGTTATTGCATCTTTCTTGTGGAGGAAAGTGCATTGCCATTGGTGAACCTTAACTCCCTTCGGTCTGGCATCACCAACGCAGACATTAATAGATTTTTAAATATTTAAGTCTGCCGTCAGCTAATCTTCGCATTGATCGTCTTGAACAACTCGTAATTTAGTAGTGTGTATGATTCCTTGCTCGGTTCAAGCCCCTCATCATAGAGAACTTTCCAGATCTTGAGCTCAAGGTGAGTTATCAAGATGATATCGGCTTTCTCACACATTACCTGCAGACCAGCGTGACAGTCTTCTATGTGTAGAATGCCTCGGTCTGGGTGATGCTCGGTTAGGACATCTTTCACGAATGTCTTGAACTCTTGGTCATATTTGGTGTTGTGGGTGTAGAACATCCTCAATCTCTTGACGACATCCTCGTGAGATTCCTTCTTGTGCTTTTTCAGTGTTTCCAATTCGTCCCTTTCTTGCTTGCTTATTCTGATGCTTGTCATATCACTCGACATGTCTTAGCCTCCTCATCTCTTTTCGTAGCCTATTGATTCTGATTGCAGCGTTTTTGAACAACTCAAAGTGGCCCTTCCCATAGATGTCCATGATGAATCCGATATCAAGACGGCATCTTTCAAGAGCGTCCCGAGCATTCAATTTCGTCTTGTAAAGGCCATGACCTTCTTTGGCCTCAAATAAGAACTTTCTTTTGGAACGCATGTTCAAAAACTTGGTGTCGACAAAGACTTCAACATCTCCGGACCGGGTGTACCGAGCTTTTACTATTGTGTGGACTGAGACCATGTTAACCACCAGTTTCCTCCTCGTGAAACTTTCTTGGAGCGTCTGGTTCGCATTTCTGGCACCACGGGCCGTCAGGACCATCTTCTTTCTTGCTCTTGCATTTCAAACAGATTGTGAAATTCTCAAAGATGAAATCAACAGGTTGTTCTTCGTTGACCGTGATTGTTACGCCCAAAATTCCCGGTAAAAACTGACCATGCGTTTTTCTGATGGAATAATTATCAAGAGTCTTGACGACATTATTATTTTTGAATTTACGGAAGAAGTGTCCAGACATGTGTATATAATCTGGTCTGATTCCGTGTTTTCTCTCAAATTCCTCATAACAATGATAAATTCTGTCAAGAATTCCGGCATCTTCCATCTCTCGGTCAATGACTTCAACGGATGCGATCATTTGTACACTAAGCATTTGTCCGCCTGAGAACACTTCTTTCACTTTCTGAAGCGCTTCGACTGGTCCAGGAACATCCCTCACGACACAACGACTTTTCCCATTGTATTCAACATAGTAGTCCATTGTCTCACCCCGATTATTTCGGGTCGTCCGGATGTGTGTCGGCCCCGGTCCCACGGTCTGCCTTAACATCCTCTGCAGTGAGGCCGTCGTCGATGATTACAATCCGGCCCTCGTCGACATATTCTGATTCGATGGAACGCCCGTCTGCCATTATCTTGGGTTTCAGGCAGTATCGATCGCACCCGGTCAAGAAATTGACCCTTGCGGTGATGATTCCTGTGAAACCACTCACCTTGTCTCTCGCCTGTTTTCCGAGCTCAAATTTGAATTGATGGTTCAAGCCATCTGTTTCTTCTGTCATTTTTCAATCTCCTATTTTCATTTTTGGAACTGATGGTGATGCTAGATATATATAGCATCTCACACAAAGATTTGTACTGTCGTGTGGTCTCTCTTTTCTTGGGTAGAATTCTGGATGGACAACTGCATCACATACCTTACAGATTTCTTGTTCGTAAACTGATCTAAGGTATTCCTCGATGTTCCCCTCATCATAGAGTGGTTTGTCTCGTTTCTCTAAGTGCCACCATGTCTTCTTTCCACATTTATTGCAGATAAGGTTGTGTATGTACCATCCTCTATAAGGAAAGCAGATATAAGCCCTCCATCGATGCCCTTTAATCCAACACATCAGTCCCATATTATTCATCTCTTGTTCAATTACCATCCACCATAGCGTTTGCTATTGATATCTGGAAGTTCCTTTGCGTTCTCGAGCTTTTTCCTGATGAAGCCCCAATACATGTTCGTGTGGACTACAGACCCACCGACTAGATGGATGCTGACGGCCCCGCTGCCGGGTGACTTCACGAAATGCGTGATCTTCTCAACAACAATCAGGGTCTTCTCGCCATCTTGATTTCTTACATAAATTCCTTTCATATTATCTCTCCTGCTTTCTTACCCATTACTGTGAAATACTAATAATCCTCAAGGACTCTTTCTGTATGAGCCTTCCCCCAAATGCTCCATCATCTTTCTTCGTGATTTCAATAAAGGCGTTCCCGTGGAGGACCATCTGCCCCAATGCCTCTATTCTTTCTTCTTCTGTAAGCAACGCCATAAGTTCATCATAGCCGAGCTCCTCTGTCATACAAACAGCATATACGACCGCATATTTAAGCATATCGATGTATGCAATATCCAAAAATATAACAAAAAATTTCCAAGAGCACCACCCTGCATATATAGAAGCCCCCCCTATCAGCAAATTATAAGATGTGATATAATTAAATGTGGTAGCTTAACAAGCGTTACAGTTGAGTTGAGGGACCATGCTGGCCATGCGCTGTGGGGTCAGGCGTTGTGGCAGCCGTGCTACAGTGTATCAATGTATAGGTGTTGCGCCTCTGATACAATAGTTTGTGATTGTCTGCTGGCCGTCTACATTTCGTCTGACAGAATGTATAGGTTTGTATGCCATTTGTACTACAGTGGAAACCAAGGTGGTTATATATAAGTCTTTCCTGGAATTTAGCTACGAAATCGACGAACTCAAGCGAGGTCATAGGCTGATAAGGGCGAGGGAGATAATTGATTTAAGGCATGCTTAAGGCATCTCTGCGCATTCGATCCGGTCCGACCATGAAACCTCCGTTTCCGGTGGAAAATACGACCTATACATTTCGAGAAATCCGAA